CAGCAATCAAGATCAGCTTGGCGATCAGGTAATCCGAGTAGTCCATTTCCGCTCCTCGTCGCTGCGCTGACGGATCACCATACACGCTGCAGGGCGCAGATCAAGTGCGGCAGCTATCGACGCCCGCACCACTGCGGCCACTCTGCCGCTAGTCGGATTCCGCAAAATTGTTGAATCAATGTCCTTTTGAATTCCACATTTTTGTTTATCATTCTCCCATGTTCAACACCTGAGGAGACGATGAAACAGAGCGAGTTCAGGCGATGGCTCGCTGCCCAAGGGGCGACATTCGAGGAGGGCACCAAGCACTTGAAGGTCTACCTGAACGGAAAGCAGACCACGCTGCCCCGCCACCCGAGCCATGAGATTGGCGAGGGGCTGCGACAGAGGATCCTGAAGCAGTTGGGGCTGAAGTGAAAGGAGGGGCTCCGGCCCCTCCCTTCCACGCTCGCGAAGTGGAGTCGAGTTCTTATGTTCTATCCCGCTGATCTGCAGCCCGATGGTGATGGCTGGATGGTGACCTTCCCGGATATCCCGGAGGCCAACACGTCCGGCAAGACGCAGGAGGAAGCCTTGGAAATGGCGGCCGACGCCCTGGCCACCGCCATGGAGTTCTATTTCGAAGACCGCCGGCCGGTGCCGATGCCCTCGAAGGCGGCCAAGGGCCAGCCGCTGGTGGAATTGCCCGCCAGCGTTGCGGCCAAGGTGCTCCTGCTGAACGAGATGATCAAGCAGGAGGTTCGGCCGATCGACCTGGCGCGCAGGATGGGCAAGACGCCCCAGGAGGTCACCAGGCTCGTAGACCTGAAGCACGCCACGAAGATCGACAGCATCAACGCAGCGTTGCAGGCGCTGGGCCGGTCGCTGGACCTGCGCCTGGTGAAGCGCGTCGCGAACGAGCAATGAAAAAACCCCGGGCCTTCCCGCCCGGGGTAAGGAGATAGCCTCCGCGTTGGAGGAGGCTGCTCTACGAAGCTCGGTCAGCCGGCATCGGTGCCCGTAATGTCGTCGGCGTGCAAGTCCCCGCGCAGCGTGGCGATGCGCGCGTTCAGGTCGTCCCATTCGCCCGGGCTGGGGTCGCGGCCCTGGTCGTGCATTTCCTTCACGCGAGCGACCAGGTCGGCGGCGTCCTGGCCAGCCTGGATCAGGGCCGGCAGAGCCTGCAGCAGCTGCAGGGCGTAGGCGAGTGCGTTCATGACGGTGCTCCCAGCGAGGTGACAAGGGCGGAAAAGGCGGCCAGCGCGGCCTGCGCGGCCTGGATGGCGCGGTCGCGTGCGGTGGTGCCGATGGCGGGCGTGCGCACGGCGGCCTCGGCGGCCTCCAGAGCCGCGGCGGCGACGTTGTCGGCCTTGCGGATCTGGGCGACCAGGTCCGGGTCGGAGCACGGCTTGGGCACGGCCGGCGCGCAGCGGCGCAGGGACTCGTAGGCGACCGCGGCGGTCAGCGCCGTGGCGTAGGCCCCCTTCGTGGCGAACACGACCTGTGCGGGCGTGGTGCTGCTCGTGCTGGCACAGCCGGCCGCCAGGGCCGCCGCGAGCGTGAGGATGGTCAGGGATCGGCGCATGGGCTACTCCTTTGTCTTGAGCCAGTCGGCGGCGGGTTGCCGCATGTAGCGCGGGCAGGATCGGTTGTCGGTCAGGCGGCGCAGTGCCTCGACGAGCGCCCGCTCCTCCGGACGGATCGAGGGCGCCGGCTCGGGCTGCGGCTGCGGCGCGGGCTGCGAGGCTGGGACGAGCACCGTGCAATCGCCGTCGTCGGCCAGCAGCTGCCCGAGCTCCTGCCAGGACACCCACGCGCGCCCGGCGACGCCCCATGCCTCCCCCCAGCTGTTGCGGATCCACACCCGCTGCCGCTCGACATCGAGCTCGTCGAGCGCGTACTCGTGGCCACCGGCGCTCGGGCCGGCCACTCTCAGGTGCCCGTCACTGCCAGGCTCGAACATGCCGTTCAGCCAACTCGAGCCGACCATGACGACGCGCTCGGCGAGCGCCGTCAGCGCCGCGGCGAGGGAGGTCGCGTGCATGTAGCCCGAGATCAGCCCGCGTGCGTGCAGCACCTTCGCGATCGAGAGGCCGTCCGAGCCTGTGTCCTCGGGCTCGTACTCGCCCGGCCAGGGATCAAACTTCGTCGCCGCGCTGTAGAGCCCGACCGCGTACAGGTGTGGATCGCCCGCGGCGGTGAGCGGCGGCTCGGCGGCGCGCCAGAATGGATCCGAGGCGATCGCCGCGGTGCCGGCGTGCCCGGTGCAGCTGCCGAGCGCGCCTTGGTCGAGGATCGGGATGTTGATCCGGTGCCGCACCGAGGCGAGCTGCGCCGGATCGCGCGCCGGCGCCCGGTAGCGCAGCGAGCGCGAGTCGTGCACGACATGCCGGCCCAGGCGGCGATCGCGAGGATCGAAGCGGTGCACCTTGAGGGTGAAGTCTTCGGACATCGAGGTCACTCCTTCAGGACCGGGCCGGCCGGCAGGGTCGGCTCGTGCAGCGATCGCTGCTGGATGATTCGCAGGATGGGCGCCAGCGCTAGGCAAAGCCCGATCAGAACGTCCCGCCACTCGGGCGAGATCAGCTTCTCAGCGCCGGGCCCCTTGAGCCACTCCGGCGCCTTGTCCACCAGCAGGATCACCAGGCCGCCGTACACCGCCCACAGGCTGCTGGCTCGGGCCAGCACCCGGCCCGGATTCGGTACTAGGTTCATCGGTCTCTCCTTGGCTGGCGCGCGTCCAGTCCTTGTTCGTGCACGAGTTACTGTCGTGACCGGCTTGGCCGCAGCACATGCAGCGCTTCTCTTCCACGGCTCACCACTGCTGCCCGGTCACGAATTCCAGCGCGCGCGTGTAGTTGCCGTCCCAGTCCTGGCGCCGCGGGCGGCCCGGCCTCCACAGCCTCACGGCGTACAGCTCCCAGGCGTCCTGCGAGCGGCCCAGAGCCGGCAGCTTGTACGGGTCCGTGTAGATCAACAGGCGCGCGAGGCCCGCGGCCAGCACGTCGTCGTGCTCGATGGCATTCCAGATCGCCGAATCGAGCCGGCGCACACCGCGCGCCCGATACAAGGCCAACGCGAGGTCCTTCGTCGCCGGGTGGGTGCGAACGCCCTTGACCATGCCGCCGGGCTTCTCGGCACCCCAGAACGACTTGGCCGGGCCCAGCGGCTTGAGCTTGCCGTCGACCACGATCAGCTGCCGGCGGTCGCGGAAACCGCTTTCCTGCAGCCCGATGGCCAGCAGCAGCACGCGCGCCGGCGGCGTGTCCATCCTGGCCGGCAGCAGGCGCAGCGCCGGGTCGATCGCGCGCTCGGTGACTTCGGCCAGGGTCAGGGCTGGGATGGCGCTCATTTCTTGGCAGCCTCTTCAGGTTTCAGCAGGAGGTCGATCATTTGTTGACGCGCCTCATCGGGCAACGCGGCGAAGAGGCGGGCGTTAGCGACACGCAGATTCAGCATTTGCCCGTCCACCACGATGACGTGCTCCCGCACCGCGGCCAGCATTTCCTTGGTCTTGAGCATTTCTTCCAAGGCGAGGTCACGTTCCGTCTTCGCCTCGGTGATCTTTTCGCGGCATGCCACGAGTTCGGCGTCGCGGCGTTCGATGATCCGTGCGCTGTTCAACTCCGACTCGCGGAACGACTCAATGCGGTCCTCTAACTTGCGCACCTCGGCCTGCAGGTTTTCTCGGTCTGTGAGAATCCCCTGCAGCCAGCCGGTCTGAAGGGTCGTCTCCACCGCCAGCACCTTCTCATTGGCGCGATCTTTCGCGAGCTTGGTGGAGAGTTCGGAAAGCTGGCGCCGCAGCTTGATGATGTGGTTGACCGCGGCGACACCGATGCCGGACAGAACCAGCCATGCGGCATTGGCCTTGGTGAGAAGCTCGTCCCACACTGGAATGGTCACTCGTCGCCTCGCGGCGCGGGCTCCGCGATCACCGGCGGCGTGGGCTCGGCCGCCTTGCCGGCCGAGAGGTGGAAGAGACCCCACAGCGCCGCGACAGCGCCGGCAGCAGCGCCCAGCGGCAGCAGCACCCACTTGACGAACCGGCGTGTCAGGCCGAACGAGCCGCGCACGTCGCGCGCCAGGCCGACGAAACCGGACGGCGTCATCCCCAGCGAGTCCATGCCGTCCACCAGGTGGCGCAGCTGCCGCGAATGCGTCGAGAGCTGGCCGTGCAGCGCGAGCTGGTTCTGGTGCAAGGCCGCCATGATCGTGGCCATGCTCTCGTCGCGCCGGTCCATCGCGGCCAGCCGCCCTTCCAGGCGCTGCTGCGCCTCGGCAAGGGCGTGCAGCTGGTCCAGCATGCCGGGCAGCTCGCGACAGAACTGCTCCCAGTCGCATGCCGGCGCGTCAGGCGGGAACTGCTGCTTGTCCATCACGGGATCCCGTAGTACGCCTTCAGGCCGTCGAAAACCTCCTTCATCTCGGGCAGGTTGTTCCGCAGCGGGTTGCCCCTGAACCAATGCCGTTCGAAGATGTGCAGGTAGTCCACCGCATCCGCGGTGAAGTCCGTTTGCGAGCCGCTGGCGATGTTGTTCCCCAGGCGCTCCATCTTTATCTTGGGGTCCCCGAGTAGGCCCACAGCGCCCGCATAGGCCGCAGCGCCCAGGGCCAGCGCTCGCCCATGGTTGCTCGCCGCTACCGCCGCACTGGTCAGGATGTTGACCGCGTCTTTCGTGATGTAAAGCTGTCGCGTCTCTTGGTCCGAGGACCACGCCACCACCGCGAGCTGGTCGCTTGTGATCGCGCAGTTCGGCCAGATCGCGCTGATCGCCTGCGTGCTGCCGGCGATGTTCACCACTCCCGCCACGCCGGTGCTCGCCGCGCCGATGCCAGTGTTCTGGCCCAGCGTGAGGTTGTTCCCGACGTACCAGAAGCGCAGCGTTTTGTTCAGCGTCGGCATGTGCGGCTTGATGACAGCCACCACGCACCCCTCCCAGGGCGCGGGGCATGCCACCTGCCATTGATTGCTGTTATCCAGCAGCAGACCCTCGCGGTTGTTCGGCCCATGAAGGGAGAACCGCGCGACCCCAGAGGTCTGCTCGCAGTGCTGGTCCAGGTCCCCATAGCCAGCGAGGTCCAGAAAGCGCGGCGTCGCGCCGCTCGTATCGAAGTAGCGCTTATCGGATGAGAAGCGGTGCCCCATCACGTAGCCGGGCACGTTGAAGGCGAACTTCATAGGGAGCCTTTCAGCAGGAGGGCGACGGCGCAAGCAGTGGCGGTGCGCAGCGAGGGAACTTCGTCGCGCTCCCATAGGGCGAGCGAAAGGCGACGACCTCGCGGCTGCCATGCCACGTTGTTCGATGTACCCAGGGTAAGAAGAATGGCGACTCGCGGCATCGCCTCACCTCACTGTGACGGAGAACGGGGCGACGTAGTGATAGGACCGCTTCGTCGGGTCGTAGATGGAAGGCTCCCCAGCGTCGTTGGCCGCGGCGATGGGAGAACCTGAAATGTTGTTCGGCCAGCCTGACTGGGTGCCCGCCTGCATGCCGATACGCACCTCCTGCGTCCCCGCCGCGCCGACAGGCGCGCTGGCCAGGGAGAACGTCACGATCCGCCCGTTGAACACCATGGAGCCCGCATTGATCGCAATCATGGCCCCGTTGTCCACGAACTCGACGCCGTTCTGTGCCACGCCCACATTGAGCCCTGAGCCCAAGTTGAACGCGCCGCCCTGCGTGCGCAGCGTCACCTCCTGGTCGAAGGTCATCGTCACGTTCACGCCGTTGCGCACCGCCTGCACCAGCTTCGGCGACGCCTTCCTCACCCCGTCCTGCAAGAAACGGCGCAGCAGATAGCCGTCCCACTCGCCGCGCTCGCGGTAGCCGAGGGCGCTGTTGTGAACGCCATCGCCGTTCACTTGCCACTGGTTGATCGGGCTGCTGAGAATCGCGTTCTCGACCTCCGCGGCGGCCCGCACGATGGCTCGGTGGATCTTCCAGCAGGCGGCCGTCCCGTTCTGCGCGGGATTGTGGAAGACAATCGGCGCGCGCCACTCGGGCCGATTCATCGCCTGCGCCGCCGCCTTCTGGAAGTCCCGGTAATACTCCGGCGCGTAGGTGTAGTACGCGTCCTCGGTCATGTCCCCGAAGCCGCCCATGTTCGCCTCGCCGTGGACCGTCGCGCCAACCACCACGGGCTCATAGCCCGCCGCGCGCGCATAGTCGCAGAGCTTGTGCAGCATCGCGTAGAGGTTGCACCGCAGGCCGCTTCCCATCAGCTTCAGGAGGGACTGCCCACCAATGGCCGCAGACGCGCAATAGATACGGGGGAATATTCCATCCAGCGCAGCCACCAGGCCACCGCACGGACCCTCGCTCGCCGCTGCCTCCACGTAGGGGACCGCAGATGCGATGTCCGTGAAGTTCATCGGGTACTCAATATTGGCAGAGTAGAAGCTGTAGTAACCCAGGTACGGGCCGGCGAATGGCATGTACGCATTGGCCGAAGGCGACCCGCTCAGGCTCTGCGCATTCACGCCGCCAGTGCCGTTGGACTGCCCGAGATACATCGCGACGAGCGCCTTCCGCCTGCTGACGTCCTTGTTGTGCAGCCTCCGCTCGGAAAGGTAGCGGGACTGCGCAGAGAAAAACCGTTCGTGGTACGTGTCATCGACCGCGGTGCTTGTGGGGATTGACGCGACGTTGGCCGTGTCACTGGTCGCCACCCCGCCGACGTTCTTGTAGCGGTCCAGCCGCAGGCCGTCCGCGCTCGACACCCAGTAGCCCTGGCCCGCGCCCACCAGGAGCTGCGGAGTCAGCACCACCGCCGCACCCGCAAGCCCCGCTGACGCCGCGAAGCTCGGGGTCGGCGCCACCGCCGCCGGCGCGCCGATGTAGCGGCCAGGCCCCGTCATGGTCACGTTGGTCAGCACGCCGCCCGCGACGGTGAAGGTCCCGCTCGGGTTGATTTCGAAGTTTCCTGTCCCCGCCTGCCACGCCAGGGCGAAGGTGCCATTCGTGCCGCCCGCGCCGGGTGTGATAGCGCCGACCCCGCTCTGCGGAATGCCCTTCGGAATATTCGTCGCAGCGCCGTTGGGGTACACCCCACCGATCGTCGCCGTCGCCAGGCTCGCCTGATCCCGCGCCGCCTCCGCGCCCGCCTTCGCGGTCTCTGCGGCTAGCCGGGCAGCTGTCACGCCAGTAATCTCGCCTGCCACCGTGTCCGCCGCCTGCTGCCGCACACCTTCCAGGGTGTTGCGCTCTTGTCCCAAACGGTCCAGCAGCGTTGGCTCCGGCGACGTTGCGAACTCGCCGATGGTCTGGAGGTCGACGGCTGCATTGTTGAAGTCGTTGACGGTCGGGACTGGCATCGCTTCTCCTTGTTCGTCAGAAGATCACCGTGGCCTTCGCGGGGATCGCGAGAGAGTCGGCGGCGTAGTACTCGGGGGCATAGTTGATGGCTCGGATGCGCATGTAGCCGGCATCAGGAGGCTCTATCTCCTGCACGAGCCATGCTTGCACACCGCGCGCCGTGTCCGCGGCGAAGCTGAACTCCGTTCGCACGCCGACATCCGGGTCGGCTTCGGTCACGATGGCCTCGGCGGGCGGCGCTGCGAGCACCACTCGATTGGAGGCGCTGCCCGCGGTGACGGTAACCGCCTCGATGCTGCCGTTGCGGTGCTTCAGGACGATGCTGTGCGCGGTGGCCGGCACGAATTCCACCTCGCGGCTCAAGGTCAGCTCCAGGCCGATCTGTGCGAGCACCTCTCCGTCGTAGCTCTTGAACTTCGTGTTGTCGACGTTCTCGATGCGGCTATTCGGCAGCAGAGCCCTGGCCTCCGTTGTCACCACGGTCTCCAGCGCGAGGCGCTGGTAGCGCAGACGCTGGTACTCGCGGTTAGCACGCAGCCACGCCTGCTCGTAGCTGCGAATGCCAGTGACCTCGACCCTCTTGAGCTTCGTGAAGCTGCCGTCCACCGGCAGGCGGATCGTTTCGTGGTTATCCGTCTCGGGGTCGACGTAGACCAGCTCCACACCGTCGTACTCGCTGTCGTTGGCGAAGGTACGAGTGATCTGCTCGGCCCCGGGCTGCTTGCTGCGGTGGGAAAAGAGCGCAACGCCTGCTGGCTGGGGTCGGTCCAGCGCCAGCCGGATCATTCCGTTCTGCCGATAGCCGCGGCAGAAGGCCGCATCGGCGATCGCGTTGACCGTCTCCTCGTAGGAGAGCTGGTCGCTGTCGAACGTGTAGTTGAACTGGCCGCATTCGGTGTTCCAGGCGTCCAGCGCCTGCTGTACGGACCAAACTTGCGCGACATCCAGGTCCGTCAGCGGCCGCCCGCCGATCTGCGGGTCCTGGGTGACAGCCGCCAGGATGTCGATGATCCTGCTCGTCGCGTGGATGGTCCCGGTCGTGTGCAGGCCCGTCGCGTCGAAGGCTCCTGACCACGCCGCACCGTCGTAGGTCGGTAGCAGCCTGGACGCGAGGCAGTTCAGCTGGCGGTTGCGCACCGCCGCGGCCGCGATGGTCGCGTGCGTGACCGTGTGAATGATGGTCTTGTTGCCGAAGTGCAGCTTCGTGACAGGAGCCACCGCATAGACATCGGTCCACGTGATCTCGTCCACCACCGCGCCCTGGAAGTCGTAGTCGTAGGGCGTGGTCCTGCGCGCGCGCACCCGCGCCGGCCCGACCCAGGCCGTCACGTGCTCCAGGGTCTCGGCCTGCTCCGCGCTGGCCGCGCCAGACACGTTACCCGTCACGGTCTCCACCACGCCTGTCGGCGCCAGGGTCACAGGGTCCAGCTTCTCGATCTGGATCTCGTAGGACACGGAGGCCGTGCTCTTGGAACCGTCGTCCTTATACATGCCCGACAGGGCCACCACGTTCGTCCACACCTCCGTGCGGTCCACCTGCGGCAGCACCGTCCAGTTCGTCCACTCCGTCTGCCCGTTGTTCACAACCACAGTGAAGCTGGCCGCCACCGGGCCCGCCGGGAACTGGATCGGGCCCTGCAGCCGCACGAACCCATCGCCCACCTCCACGATGGTCCTGGTTCCGTTGATGCCGATCGTTGCAGTGACAGACATCACGCTCCCTGATTCATCCGCCACCGCCTCCACCACGGTAACGCTGTTGTCCGTGTGCGAGGCCACCGTCTTCGTCGCCGTGTTGAGCGGGTCCCCGAACCCCACGAATGTGATCGGCGTCCCGTTGACGATGCTGCGGAAGAACCCCGCCGTCGTGCTGGTATAGGTCTTCGTGGAGGCGACCGCAGTGATCGTGGTCACTGGCGTGCCCTCCACCCCGCTCTCGTCCTGGAACGTCACGACCTGATTCGTCCCGCTGATCGTCAGTGTCTGCCCCACGGCAGCGATGGCCAGGAAGTTCGGCTTCGGGCCGCCGGCCCAGCCTGCCTGCGTCAACGTGTCGTAGCCGAAGCTCACCCCATACGAGAGGTTCGACGGGTCTGGCAGCTGGATCTGATTCAACGGCTTGAGCACCACGCCGTCGACGCCGAAGCCACGCTTCACATTCAGCACCGGATCGATGATCGGGTCTCCGATGGAGAGCACCGCCGAGCCTGAGTTGGGCGAGGTGAACGGCCAGTACACGCGGGCGCTGGCCCCGCTGATCTCATCCAGCGGCGTGTCGCCCTCGCGGATGTCGCTGACCTGCGCGTAGCCGCGCGTGATGCACAGCAGAGCGTATTCCACCTGCCGATTCGCGATGTACTTCGTGTAGCTGGCCATCATGAGCGACGGGATGGATCGCACGGTGCCGAAGATGTCCTCCACCCGCTCCAGCGCCCGCAGCCGGTTCTCACGCGCCGACAACGCATTGTTCGGGCTCTCCTGCCTGCGGTTGTCCAGCGGCTTCGGATCCTTGGCGAGCAGGAGGTTCAGCACCAGGCTCGCTGCCGTAGTGATCGCGAGGTTCACCAGGATCGCCGACCAGCTCACCGGCTCGAACCCCGGCGCCTCCAGTACAACGTACAGGGGCGCATCGTTGCGCAAGAGCGCCGCCACGTTGCCGGTCAGGTCCGTTTCCCGAGAGGGCTCGCCCGCGTAGACATGCACCTCGCGGCCGGGCCGTGCCCCGTAGTGGCGCAGCAGCCACTCGCCGATGCTGGGCGCGTCGAAGATGCGCGGCCCTTCGGCCTCGAAGGGGTGAGCGTGCAGGCGGATACGCGTCATGCCGCGTCCTCCCGACCCCACCACTCCATGGCCTGGTAGGTGTCCTGCAGCGAGGCGAGGTCCTGGTAGAAGTTGCCGGCCTCCGCTGCGTGCAGGATCTTGCCCTGCCACCACACTCCGCAATGCGGCCGCTTCTTGCTATCCGAGGGCCACATCAGTACAACCGCGAAATCACGCGGTTCGTCGAGCTGGTGCATGCCGTGCTGCCGCTTGTGCAGCTCCAGGCGGAAGACGCGCGCCAGCCGACGGATCGTTTCGCTGACCGTGTCTACTTCTGCAGGGTCGGTGCCCAGCAGGTCGCGGTACACGTCTGCCACCAACTGCCAGCACGGAGCGTCGCCCTCGTAGACCCGGCCAAGATAGGTGTTGACGTCCAGCATCGCGGTCACAGCAGGCTCCGCAGCATGGGGATTTCCCGTGGCGTGTACAGCTCGCCCGTGCGCGTTACATTCAGGCGCGGAGAGACTGCCGTGATCTTGGCCGCGCCGGTGGTATAGACGACGCTTTCGACCTGCAGCACCGCGCGAGTGAGAGCCTCGGTGAGATCGTCGCTCAGGTACTCGCGAAAGATGACCTGCACGCGCTCGGTGGTCTCAATCGGAATGCGCGCCATTTCGGTACGGAAATCGTCCTCCGCCTCCGTCGTGTCCAGGGCGAGCTCGAATACCTGGTCGAGGTGGCTCTCGCTGCCAGCGATCTGCTCCTGAAACGGCAGGAACTGAACGGCCTGCACGCCGTCCTCGGTGGTGATCTCGCCCGCGTATGGCTCCCTCCACAGGTAGTAGGTCTTCGTCATCGCGCTGTGTCCGATCTGCAGGGTCGGCACGCGGTATTTCCTCTGCGGGGACGCGGCGAAGAACTCGCGAAGGCTGCTTTCGAGGTCCAGGCTCATGGCGCGCTCACCGAGTCCATGTCGTCGGCCACGAAGGTCGCCACCCGCGCGAGCAGCGGCGACAGCGTCTCTCTGGTCGCTTCGTAGAGCGCGAGGACGTCGGCAGCCTCGTCAGCCGTCATGCCGTACCCCTGGCTCTCGGCCCACACGCCGAAGGTCACGGCCGTGTCGACGCCGTTGCTGGAACGCGCTGTCGCATACGAGCCGGGGATCATCGTCACGTTGTGCAGCGACACGCCCAAGCCGCTGTCCAGGTACATCTGGAACGAAATCGCCCCCTTTTTGATCGTGTGGAGATAGAACAGCGTCCACATCTCGAACTCGATCGGCTTGCAGATCGCGGTGCCACGGAATGCCTGCACGCCTCGATCCCACTCCATCGCCACGCGCGGCAGGCCGCCTGCGACTTCTGACGCGCTCACGCCACCCGGGCCCTCGGAGGTGTAGCCCGAGACGGTGAAGAAGATTCCCGCGGGAATGGTGGGCAGCGGCATTCATCGCCCCGGTCTCAGGCCGCGGCCCGTCAGGGCCTGGGAAATCTGGCTGTTCGGCTGGCCGCGTATGTCGCGCGCAACGGCTTGTCTTGATGCCTGCACAGCCGCCTGCACGACCAGCTGCAGATCGGAGCCGGAGCGGCGTTGGGACACTACCTCCATCGGAGGGCCGAGGTTCGCAATCGAGACGTTCACGCTCGCCGCCGCTGCATCGACGCCGAGTCGGCCGTCGCGCCCGCGCCGCAGCGGCATGACAGCCTCCGCGCCCGCCTCGCCCATGAGGCCCGCGCCCTTGGCGAAAGCGAACAGCGTCGGCCGGTCCACGATGCGGTTGGAGTAGTCGCGCAGCGCTCGCGCGCTGAACACATTGCCCTTCGCGGCCACCGTGAGTGGCAGCGCAAAGGATCCCGCATCGGGGAAAGGCGACATCCCGCCGGAGCGGCCGAAGATGGCGGCGCCGATCTGTTCGAGCAGCCCACCGCCCCCGCCGCCTTGGCCGAACAGATAGGACACGGCGGCCTTGGCGTTGATCCGGGCGATCTCGCCGATGATCGTGGTGGCGAACTCGCGGAAGCCGAATTTGCCCGTCGTCTGGAACCGCACCAGCGCTTCTTCCATGCCCCCCAGGGTGGTGGTGAAGAACCTGCCCGACTGGCTCGCCGCGTCGCGCGCGCTGTCCACGTACTCCGCGAACGCTGCCTTGAAGCCCACCCGCCAGTCTTCACGCAGCGCCTGCGACCTCACGTTGTAATCCTGCTCCTGGGCGAGTCGCGCGTTGTAGAAGCCCTGCAGCGCAGCGAGCTCGCGGTCGTAGACCTCCTGGTTGATGCCACCTTCGGCTTCCGGCTTCGCGCGGGCTTGGTCGAGGGCCTCGCGCCGGCGCTCGAAGTCGCGCCGCACATCGAGCAGGCGCTGCTGTTCCTGCTGCTGGCGTGCGGACAGGCCAGCGCCGGCAAGGGTGTCGTCCATGCTGCCTTGGCGGTCCCGCAGCTCCACGCTGAGGCTGCGCGCGTAATCCGCCACCGCACGCTGGCGCTTGGCCGTCAGCACCTCGAGCTGCGCGTTGTGCTGGATGAAGTTCGCCTCGATCTGGTCCTGCAGCTTCTTCTGCTCGTTCTTGTACTGCTCGACCGCCGCGATGTTGCTTTTCCCGCGCGCGAGCTGTTCCTGTTTCTTCGCAATCGCGATCTCGCGTTCCAATCCCGCCTGCCGCACCTCGTATTCGCGGTCGAGGTATTGCTGCGTCGTCAGCACGCCCACGTCGTAGTCAGTGCGGATGCGGTCCAGCGACATCTTCGTGCTGCGCTCCTCCGCCTCGAGCGCGCCCTGCAGCTGCTTGATTCGGGCATCGATCGATTGCTCCGGCACAGGGCCGGCGAAACGTTTGCGGATGTCGGCCTCGGTGCGCTTGACAGTGGCGGGGTCGAGCAGCGGGCTGTTCGGGTCGACCTTACGGATTGCGGCCAGGTCGTCGCGGTACTTCTTCAGCTCGCGGTCGACGGCAGCGATGCCCTTGGCCTGGTCCTCCAGGGCTCGCACCCGTTCGCTGGCGCTAATCGCGGCGTCCTGTGCGCGCTGGGCGTCGCCTGCCTGCTTGGCGGTATCGGCCTGCGCCTTGCCCAGGCGCTGCATGAGCTCGATTTCCTTGCGCAGCGCCTCGTTGCCGGCCTCGAATGCTCGCACCGAGGCGGGATCATCCGGCCGCATGGGGCCGCGCTGTAGGCGGATGGCGAGCTCCTGCCGCTTGGCGGTAAGCTGCTCGGCGCCGGTCTGGTCGCGGCCGATGCCCAGCATCTTGTCCCAGGCCCAGCTCGCGGCCTTGCCGACGCCGTTCCATGCGGTCTCGAGGAACCCCAGGTTCTCGGTGACAGCCTTCGCGCGCTCTCTCGCCGCGTCCGCCAGCGCCTTCTGCGCGACGGCCGCGGCCTGCTCCTTCGTGCCCTGTTGCTCCAGCGCCGCGATCTGCGCGTACACGCTGGCTGTGAGGAAGTGGTACTGCTCGTTCAGCTTCGCCGAGGCCTTGGTGGGCTCGTCGCCCAGCTCCACGAACCGGCTCACCACGGTCTTCACGGAATCACCCGTGACCTTTGCCCAGTCGACCGCTGCTTGCGCGACAGTTTGGAGCTGGTCGTGGGCCACCTTACCGGTGGCGATCACCTGGACGAGCGCGTCGACCGCTTCGCTGCGCGTGACCTTGCCGTTGGCCGAAATGGCTTTGGCCATCTCGTTCAGCGAGCCGGCGGTCTGGCCGGCGTAGTTGCCGGTGAGAATCAGCACGCGATTGAGCTCGTCGGACTCCTTCGCCCCCTGCAGGTAGGCGATCGCGAGCGCGCCCGCGGCGCCGGCGATGATGGTCGTCGGGTTGACCAGGGCCAGCAGCGACGCGCCCAGCGCCTTCGCCGCAGGCACCACGCCACCGAACATGTCCTTCAGCTGCCCGCCCTGCTGCAGCAGCACCGTCAGGGGCTTCTGGCCGGACGCCAGGCTCACCACGATGTCCGTGATCTGCGCCGGTACCCCGCGCATGGCGGCCGTCATCTGCTTGGCCGACATCTGGGCTGTGTTGCTCAGGCCAACCATGTTCCGCGTCGCCGACAGTGTTGCCGGACCGGTCTGGTCGACCCCCTGCAGGATGATGCGGTTGATCTGGTCGGGCACGGTCAGTGCTTCCGGTTCAGCGCCGCCACCGCGGCGCCTTCCATGACCTGCAGCGCAGGGAAGATCTTCCGCTGGCGGCCCGGGCCGACGCGCAGCGCCCGGTACACGTGCGGCAGGCCCTCGTACCGCAGGCCCAGCACGATGCCACCCTCGGCGATGTGGAACTGCGTGAGCATGTGGCCGAAGACGTCCACGATCTGCTCGTTCTCGGGCCACACGGTGAAAGGCCGGTCCTCGTCGGTCGGAGCGTCCAGCTTCAGGCCCAGCACCGCCAAGCCGTTCTCGTGCGAGTTGCCGTCATCGGCGGTCGTACCCTGCACCAATCGCACGGCCGCCTCCTTCAGTTTTTTATGCGCGACGAGTGCAGCTCGCGGATGTAGGTCGAGTAGACGTCGGACGCGCTCGCTGGGAAGTTCTCGAACAGCTGCGCGAAGAACTTCTCCTGCGTCGTGCCATCGGGGAGCTGAGGGACCGCGTGCACGATGTCGGCCGCCATGGCTAGATCCGCTGCCATCGCTGAATCCGAGCTCTCCCACTTCTTCTGGGCATCACTGAGCTGTGTGCGCGTCTTGTGGTTGAACACGAGCGGCAGTGGTCGGTGCCCTCCGCCAGGCTGCGTGATCTGCACCGTGGCCTGGAACGTCGGAGCCGGATTCAGGTCGAAGAACATCCGCCGCGACTCCCCTACTTCATGCAGATCATCAGTTCGTCGTTGCCCACGACCGGCAGCGCCCGGAAGTCGTAGCCGCCGAGGCGCCTGCCGCTCTGCTCCTGCTTGGTGGGGCTCACGAGCTGGATTGCCGGCGTATACATCAGGAAGATGTTCCCGGCGACCGTGCCGTGTTGGAAGGACAACGACTGCAGCGTGTTGGCGCGCACCGAGGCGAGGTTGGCAACCTCCTGGGCGGCCGAGAGCTTCAGCTGGAAGCTGCCGGTCACCTCGCGGTCCGTCACGTCCACCGATTCGTCGCCCAGCAGCGCCGCGTGATCGAGTTGGTTGCCAACGTTGAACTCAAGGCCTCGCGACGGATAGGAAGTGCCGCCGGTGATCACGCCGTTGGCGTAGGCTCCTCCGAGGGTGATGTCGCCGCTGTTGGCATCCGTGACGACCAGCGGCGTCTTGAATGCCGTGTAAGTCGGCACCGGATTGGCTGCCGCCGTCGGCGGGACGTACAGGCCGATGAAGTTGTACGACATGACTGGCTTGTCGCCCAGGCCGAGCCGGAACTGCACGTTGCCGCGCGCGCCCAGCAGCCTGTGCAGCGCGCCCTGCCCGTCCGAACCCTGCGCGTCGGCAAGATAGATGGCTGCCGACTCCTGAGCGTCCGTGATCGGCGTGTACTCCACGCGGCTGCCGGCCGTGATCACTTGGGCGAAGGCGCAGCCCCGCAGCAGCGGACCCCAGGCGGGAGGGGTGCCGGCCACGCCGCTGCCGGCGATCTCGACGTCGAAGCTTATGAGCTGATCGGCCGTGCCGATCAACTGCTCCGAGGCTCCGAAGAAATTGCGCAGCAGTCCTCGGTCGACGTTCTGCGAGTTCAGCGGCGTGAAGTTGACGTTGCTCACCAGCATGGCGTTGGCCGCGCCGGTGAGCGCGGGGTCCAGGCCGTAGGTGGCCTCCATGCCGGCCAGGACGGCGGTCTTGCGGATGTAGCGGGTGATGGCCATGGCGCGTTACTCCTGCGTGTCCTGGCGCCGGCTGCGGCGGGGCTGATGCGCAGGTTCTTCTTCCGCCGGCCGCGCGGTGCCTTGGCCGTCCGGTTCGGGCTGCGCGCGCTCCGGCGCCGCCTCGGTGCCTTCCGAGCGCTGCAGCTCGCCGCCCTCGGTGCGCTCGTAGCTGCCACCCTCGGTCGGAAGCTGCTGCTTGGGTGCCGTCGCGTCGCTCATGACTGGCTCTCCAGGATGTTGGCTGCCGTCTGGTGCAGCGCAGTGAAGTTCAGGATCTCGACGGCGAGGAATTCGCCGGTGTTCTCGAAATCCCACTCCAGGCGGCCCGGCTCGATGCCCATAGCCAGGCCGCCTAGGGTGGGATCGCTCATGACGCGCTGCCAGACCTGCGCCGCGAGGTCGTGCACGTCCTGGAACGCGTCTTCGTCGTCCGCGCCGCGGGCGTAGCACTCGACGGCCAGCGAGGTGCTCCAGTCCACGGGGGCTCCCTGGATCGCACCCTCCTCCGGGTCTGAGGTGTCGATGCGCACCACCAGCGCGTTCGGCTGGTCCTGCGCCACGGCGCGGCGGCGGTTCACGAAGATCGCCGCGGATACAGGCGGGTCTGCGGCGAGCAGCGCCTTCACCGCCGACACAAGCTCGGGATGCGCGCCCGTCATGCCACCCTCGTGAGAAAAAGAGTGGACATGCCCGTTCCGTCAGGCCGGTGCTCGGCCACGCGGTACTGGCCGCCTTCAACCGCGACGCCCAGGCCTTCTACCGGGTCTGGAACGTCCGAGGTAGGCAAGGTCAGCGCCGGAGAGGTCGTAGCCATGCCCATGCCGCCGAGAACCGACGTGTCCGCCGCGCCGTCGAAGATGGCTAGTACCGGCGCCGAGGCGCCGTCGAACAGCGCCTGCGTGCCGAAGTCGGCGAAGAACGTCGAGAGGTTCTCGGCGAAGGGCATGGCTGGTCAGCCTCAGCTCTTGGACTTCGAGGCGCCCGAACTGGTCTTGTCCGGATGCTCGTCGACGGCGCCGCGGCGCGGCGTGGAGGTCGGCGCCGACCGCGCGGGCGGAGTCTGCGTGCCGGACTGGCTGAGCGCGCCCTCCTTCTCGGTCCAGCCCTCGGTGGCTGCGCCGGAAGAAATCAGGGCTTGGGCGACATCTTCGTCCTCGACGTCGTGCCGGCCTTCCGAGTAGGTCACGCCATCGTGCTGCACGGGACTGCGGACGGTGATCTTCATGGTGCTGTTTCTCCTGCGGTGGTGTCGCCGGATCAGGCGACGGCGTTGGTGATCAGGTAGCCGGCCGACGCTGCGGCGATGACGGGCGCCTCGCTGCGGTCGACCGGGTAGAGCCAGGACTTGGCGTTGCGATCCATGTACGGCTCTTCGGCCTGCGGGTAGCCGCGCAGGTTGTACGTGTAGCCATACGTGGGCGTGCCGCGGCTGCGCACCGCGGCGAGGTTCGTGTACGCGAGCACGACGTCCTTTCCCCACACATCGGTGAAGCCCGTGCCGGCGTCGTTGCTGTAGATCGCGTTGCCGACGACCACCCGCTCGATGCCGAAGAGCGCGCCGAGGAACTCCGGCGTCGCCACGTCGCGGCCGGTGTACTTCATGCGGTCGATGATCGCGGGATGCAGGCGCAGGCGAGAGAGCACGCTCGGGCCCATCACCATCGTGTTGGGCAGCCTGCCGGTGGCAGCGCGGATCGCTTCCTTGCCCGTCTCGATGTTGGAGGCCGGACTGCTCACGCCCGAAAAGTCCGACCACTGCGACGTGCCCGAGAGGGTGATCTTGTTGGCCGCTGGATAGTTCGCGGCGTTGCGCGCCAGGTCGGCGGAGAACTTCTCCAGGCGCAGGTCGAAGATCGCGCCGACGCCATCGATCGCGATCTGTGCCGCGTCGATGCCGGGGCCGTTCTCGGCTTCCTGCAGGTTCTCGATCGGCACCTGGCCTTCCAGGCTGTAGTCGACGAGGGCGAACGGCACGCCGGCGTAGCCGAACTGCACGCGCTTCGTGTTCTCGCCGGGCGCACGCTGCGCCGCGTACAGCATGAACGCTTCCTTGCCGAACTGGATGATCTGCCCACCGCGCACCGTCACGTCGACGCGCGGGAACAGGAACTGCGCGACCATCTCGTTGTTCTGATAGCCCTGCGCGATCGAGGTCAGGACGGGATCGACGATCCGCGTCTGGGAGAGGTTGAGGCCAGCCATTGTGGTGCTCCTGGAAGTTGCGATCAGTTCGGGATCAGCGCGACCTCGATCTGGTCGCCGTTGGCCGCCGCAGCGGTCAGCGCGCGGCCCACCGTGACGCCGGCAGCCTTCGTGACGACCGTGCCGCCGGCGCCGATTTCGACCAGCGCGCCCTGCGCGATGGCCCCGCCGGCAACGGCGATCGAGCGGCCCATCCAGAGCACCGGGCAGCGGCCGCCGGAAGCGGTGGCCTGCATGGCGAAGCCGAGGGAGTTGCCCGCGGCGGCAGCGAGCGCACCGGCAGCCGTCACGGGCTGCCACTGCGCGATGGCTTGGGTTACGTTCACGCCGACGACGTCGACGTCCTTGTAGGCAGCGGCCATGGCGTCAGGCTCCTTGGGTTGCTTCGATGTGCTTCACGGCGGCGACGTAGCTGACGCCCTTGTTGGCGGCCATGTACTCCTTGGCCTTGCGATCCAGCTCCGCGCGCGACAGCTCCTGCTTTCCACCCTCGTTGCGCACGGTGGCGGACGGCTTGAGCGGCAGCGCCCCGGGCGCGTCGTTCAGGTGGTCCTGGCCGCGCTTGGCGCGCAGCTCTCCTTCCGCGGCGATCACCTGCAAGGCGGCCTCGCCGGCCGGCGTGTCGGATTCGAACGCCAGCTTGTGCACCAGCTCCTGGTGTCCCGGCATCGAAGCGGACAGCGCCATGACGGCCTTGATGCGGGTGCGCTCCTGCGTCGCACCTTCGGCACGGCCTTCGGCGCGCGCCTTCTCGACGTCCGCGGCGGTGAGCGCCGGCGGCTGGGTGGCGGATTGGCTGCCGTCCGCCCCGGCGTTCGTGGATGACATCGAAGTTCCTTTCCTTTCGGAGGAGAGAGAAGACCGGGCCACCTGCCCGGCGGGATATGTCCGGGAACGGCGCCCGGCCAATTCGGTGAGGACAGCGTCGGCGCTGGCCAGGCGCTTCGCGAGCCCAGCACTTACTGCGGCCTCGCCCATAAATACGCGCGCTTCTGTCGCGCGTACTGCGTCGGCTGCGAGCCCTGTGTACCGCGCGATGGCCTGCACGAACAGCTCGTACTGCTCATTCACGACCTCCTGGAAGGCGGCGCGCACGGCCGGTGACATCGGCTCGAACTGGTTGCCGTCGATCTTGTGTGCCCCTGCGTAGATGTGCTCGACCCTGATGCCCTCATTCGCCAGGAGCCGCGAAATGTCCACATGCCGCATCACGACGCCGATGCTTCCTGCGTGAGCGGTGGCACTGGTCATCACCACCTCTTGGGCAGCACTGGCGAACAGGTAACCGGCCGAGAGCGCCATGCTGTCGACCAGTGCAGTCATCGGCTTCTTGCCGCGCAGTTCGAACGTGCGCTGAGCGAGCTCGAATGCGCCCTGTGCCTCGCCGCCCGGGCTATCGACAATCGCGGCGATCGCATGCACCTCTGGATCCTCCATCGCGTTCTCGAGCCTGGTCGCGATGGAGTCGTACCCTAGGATGAAGTTGGACTCGGCGTCGAGTTTCGTGCGGTGCGCAAGTGCGCCCATCACATGCACGAGGGCCACGCCTTCGCTGACGCGATAGCCGCCGTCGCTGCGCTCGCCGCGGCGCGTGGAAAAAAGCTCCGGCGCCAGAAGGTCGGACTCGCCCAACCCATCAGACCCCGGAGCCAAGGCTGCTCCCAGCAGACGGGGCCCCAGACCGGCGATGATCGCATCCAGCTTCTGGGGGTGGATCAGCAGCGGCGTGTTGAAGATCCGCGAGGCGAGGTGGGGATACCTCATTTGCTCGGCTCCAGCGATTCCTCGCGCTCGATGCCCCAGATGCCCTCATGATCGATGCGCGTGATGATGTAGACCGTCTTCGCCTCGCTCGTTCGGTCGCAGAAGTCCTGGCCGACCATGAACCGCGCGATCACCGAGCTGCGGTCCGTGGCACTGCCGCTCGGGTTCTGCACGAACCGGGGGTAGGCGAGCACTTCCCGCTCGTTCATGCCGCGGTCCTCTCGGCGGCCGCCGTCGCCTTCGCCTTCTCGCGCGAGTTGGCGACGATGCTGAAGCTGTAGCTCTCGAACGAGTCTCCGGCGCAGTTCATGAGCGTGAACCATATTTCGCGCGAGCACGAAAAAACAGGGCAAATTGGCCGGAGAGTCACGGCGGCGTGTTGAGGGCCGTCACTTGCGGCCTGGCCAGTGATGCCATCAAGACGTCGATCTTCCGATCCAACGCCAACACCGACGCCTGCAGGCGCTCGATCTCCGCGAGCGCTTGCGTCTGTCCGTCGTTGTTCTGCTGCTTCCGGTCGTTCCTGCGCTGCTGCTGTGCCTCTTCCGCTGCCAGCGGGTCGGCTGCCAACCCGTCCGCGCGCTCGGCCTGCTCCTCTCGCACGCGCTGGCGGTGCTTGACGATCCACGGAATGCCGTCGTGCGCGATACTTTCGGCGTCCTTGCTGCTGATGTTCAGGGCAATGCGCTTTTCGGCGGCCTCGGCTTCTTTCACCGGGTCCAGGCTGCCCAGCGCGTCGCCAGTCCACTCGGCACCGCACCAGGCAGCGCGCAGGACCGGATCCGTGAAGAAGCCCGCCGCCTGAACTCGTCCCTCGGCCACCTCGTCGGCCAGCCACAGCTCGTATCCGGGCTGGCATAACTCCTTAGCGAGGAAGTCTCTGCGTCCGCGCCACTCCTTCCATGCCATCAGCAACGCCGCACGCGCCGCGCTGTAGCTACTCTGGAAGTGCATCACGAGCACCTCGAAAGGCATGCCCAAGGCCATGCCGATCTGGCGCACAGCGGCCTGCCAGAAGGGGTCGAATTCAGGATTCGGCCTCCCCGGCGTGGGGGTCTGGATTTCTTCGCCAGGCAGCAGGTTGACCGCCTTCCCCGATTCGATCTCACCGGACCAGGAAGTCGCCTTCGACACGATGGCATCCTGCGCGTCCTCCTCGAACAAGGTGTCGAACGCGTCCGGGTCCATCTTGATGAAGACGGACATCAGGCTGGAAACGACCGCTGCATTCAGCTCTGCGTCGGTCCAGCGCTGCAACTGCTTGAGGGGCTCGAGGATAGGTGCGATCCACGGCACTCCGCGCACTTGATCGGGTCGCAGCCGCTTCATCAGGTGCAGCACGGCGCGGCGCCCCGTCTGGCCGCGCGCCTCCACCCGCTTCCAGCTGTTCGCCCCTACGGCCAGCGACATCGGCTCGCCCGGGTGGACCTTTGCAAAGTGGTACGCGATCGCCTCGCCAGTCTCCGGCCGGATTTCGACGCCATCGACGAGCGTGTCGGTGTCCTGCTTGCGGTCGGGATTGCAGCAACGGTCGGCTTCTATCACCTGTAGGGCCAGTCGCTTTCCGCCGGCCGCACGTTCAAGCCGCGGCGTCATCACGAACACGTCTCCCGATTCAAGGAAGGATCGGAACGTCAGCTCCTGGAGCCCATAGAAATCGGTCGCACGCGCAGCGTCACTTTCGCGCGAGCTCGCCCATTCGTCGAAACGGAATGCGACGTCGTCCTGCCACGCAGTCACCTGCTCGTCGCTCAGTCCGAGCAGCTTCCCGTTGATCGCGGGCCGGCAGGACAGGCCCGTGCCGACTACGTTGTTCACCTCGGTGTTCAGTGCACCCAGCGCCACGGGGGCGTTGCGCATCTGGTCCCGACTGCGCGCCCGCAGCGTCGGCAGGTCGCGGATGATGTCGGCACGCGGGGAACCGGCCGACGGCCACCAGCGCGAGAGCTGGGCGAGATCTATCCGCGCGCCCCTGTAACCGCCGCCTGCCAGTGTCTTGGTCTTGGTCGACGGTGGCGCGTCGACGACCGGCCGCGGTGCTGGTCCCCGCGCCAACAGTTCCGAGACGAAGCGGCTGGTACGGACCCACAATGACGGAGGATTGCCCGACACGCTTTCAGCCTCCTGGGATGATGGTTCGCGCCCTCGACCGTCCAGGCGGCCTGGAGAGGTCGCGCAGCTGCGCATTCCAGTACTCGATGCCCTGGCGGATCTCCGCCAGGTTCGCGCGCGTGAGGCGTCGGTCCCCGATCTCGTATGACTGCCCGGAGAGTGCAGCCTTCTCGGCGGCGAGATAGGCGTCGAGGTGCTCCTGTGCTTGTGCGGATGTGATTCCGGCCATGGTGGCGGCAGTCTAGGAAGGGTGGGCGTCTCGAAACAGGGCAAATTGGCCCGACATCAGCCCTGCTTCAGCCAGCGCCGCAGCGACCTGGCGCTGATCTTGTGCTTCTTGAGGATTTCCTCCGTCGGCATGTCGGTGAGCGCTTCCTGGAAGACCTGCGCGCGTTGCTCAGGTCGCAGATGCTTGCCCCGCTTCGGAATGCGCACCCGCTGGCCACCGTACCGCGCGCGCAGCTCCGCCTCGATACCGTCGGCGACATGCGGGTCCAGCGACGTCAGTTCGATCACCAGCTGCAGGATCTCGCGGACGATGTCGCAGTCTTCCCCGAGGTCAGCTGAGACGGCGAATGGATCGCGCTTCATTCGCCGCGCTTCCACCCAGTGAGCGAAATACGGCCACGGACAGCGCCCACCGCGGACGAAGGAGCCGTGCCCGTTGCCGCGGCAGATTTGGGTGGAGACGTATCCACTCCCGTGAACAAGTCGCGCGCCGGACAGTACTTCTGCTCGCGACGCGCCCAGCTCGGCTCGCGGTAGCTCTGTATGCCCAGGTAGCACGCCGCGGCATAGGCATAGTTCCAGCAATCCAGCGCCTCGTTGCGCTTTCCCGCCGGCAGCACCCACCGCATCACTTTCTTGCCGGCGGAGATCGTGGGCATGAGGCGTTCCGCGCACATCTGCTCGAATTCGTCGGTCATCTTGAGTGCCTCGGGGACGTGGATGTAGCCGCCGCCGCCCGCGGAGAGCTTCAGCCGGCCGTAGAACAGGTGCTTTGCCGTGTCGACGCAGAGGTTCCACAGCTTCACGCCGTTGCGGACGGTCTTCCCGCGCCAGGTCACGTCGATTAGCTTCGGGCGCTTTAGTACCGGCTCGCCGATGGTCTTGTCGCCGCGCACAGCTAGGACGTTCTCGCGCCCATGCTCGCGGCAGTACTTGTATACGGCGTCAGTGTTGTGGCCCTGGATGTCAATCGACGTCGCCTCGATCAGCATGAAGGTTCCGGCCTCGTGTTCCACCGGCGTGCGTCGGACGCGCGTGAGGTCGGTCCAGGGTGAGCCAGGCTGGCCCTCCTCGATGTTGGGATCGCCGTAAACGATGTGCCTGGCGACCAGCCAGCACTCCTCGCCGCGACCCCAGGCCCACACCCGGGCCTCCAGGCGGTCCGGCTGCGTATCGGTCCCCATCGTGAGCATCAGGCCACGCCGCGGCACCACACCCATCTGATAGTTCTCGGCACGGTTTGCCAGGTCCTTGTGGTCGGCGCCGCTGCCGCTTTCCTTGAAGGTCTCCGCCAGACTGGAGTTTCGGAATTTCTTCAAAGGGCCACTGTTGCCGATACGGGATTGCTCCAGGGCTGCAATCCACTCCTCGACCAGTTCCTCCCAGGACCGCCATCCGAGCGGCGAGTAGATCTTGTTGATCCAGAAGCCCGCGACCTTCCCGGCCGAGGCGCCAGGCAGCTCGGCGCGCCACGCCCCCTCCGCGAGCATCTGCGTCTTGTGGTGCTCCCTGATCGACTTGGCACAGTGCCTACAGATGTACACCGCGCTCTCGGGGCGCGGCGCGCCGGCGGCGGTGTGCAGCCACTTGATCCCGTAGTCCTGGTCCTCGCCCCAGACCAGCACCTGGAACTCGCCGCAGTGCGGGCACGGGACAAAGTACCTGCGGCGATCGCTGGCCAGGTAGCGCCGCTCGATTTCCGACCCGTCCTTCACCGTCGGTGTCGACGCGATCAGCAACTTGCGGCGTGCGAAGTTGCTCATGCGCTCCTCGAGCAGGCCGAGCGGCGGTCCTTCGTTGTCGACGTCTGCTGGCCACTTGTCGACCTCGTCCGCCAGGGCAAAGCCGAGTGGCTTGGACGCGAGCGAGGATGCGGAGTTCGCGCCGGCGAAGAACACGGCGAAGTCGCCCTGGATCGTGCGGCTGCGCCAGCTGGTGGACTCGTCGCGCGACTTCCGGACCGCTACCTTTCCCGCGAGCACCGGGGTGGCGATTACCGTCGGCAGGAAACGCTTGGAGCTGTGGTCCTGCGCATCCTGCAGCGTCGGCTGAACCATCATCATGTCCTGCGGCTCGGTGTGGATCCGCTGCAGGAGCGAGTTGTAGAGGATTTCCGTCTTCCCCATCTGGGTGGCGAACATCAGCACCACCTGCTGGTACAGGTTGTGCGAGGACGCGCACTCCATTGGCTCAACCAGGTAGGGCGTGCGCTCGTTGCGCCAGCGGCCGCGTTCCGGCCCCTTCGCGATGTGCCGGAATCGCCCCGCCCATTCCCACACGCTCACCCGCGGCGGAGGCGCGAGGTATTGCGATAGGCATTGGCCCACCACCTCCGCGGCACGGGCCTGGTGATCGGGGAGATCGCGCGCGCTCACCCCTCTCCCCCTGAAACTGCAGCATCCGCCGGGTCTGGACGGGCGAGAGGCGCGAGCACCTGGTGGATTTCGGCCTCGAGCAGCGTCTGGATGCGGCCGGGGTCCGATTGGGCAGCCAAGGTCGACGCGATGCGCGCCGGGATCTGCAGCAGGCCTTCCCGAACCGGTGCCAGTCGCGATGCGAGCTCCGAGCGCACTTGGTCGATGCGCACCAGCTGGCCTTCCAGCTCCGCCGCCTTCAGCCTAGCGATCCGCGCGTCTGCCTCGGCCTGGGCCGCGCGCGACTTCAGGTATCCGGGTTCGGCGTGCAGCTGCTGCGGAACCTGCTCGGGCGAGGGCACCTCCGGGGCGCCGGCCGCCGCTGCCGCCAGGTCGGGCAGATCCGGCCGAGGCACTTCGGCATCCCCCCTCCGCGCCAGGTCGGGCGCCTGGCTGGCAGCGGCGACGCGCGCCCGCGTGTTCCGATCCCACTGCGAATCGGCCAGCTGCGCATCGATCAGCTTGTCAGGACCGAAGGCGCTGATCCGCTTCTCTGCGATCGCCTTGTGGACGGCCTGCTTCGTCCCGCCCGACAGCCCGCGTGCCTTCCGACTGCGCGCGTACTCGCTGATCGTCAACAAATTCGGGTCGGTTTTGGGCATCGTCAACCGTCCCGTCAACTATTCGACGGGCCGTGCACTGGCGCGGCGGCGGGGTTCGAATTACCCGTGCGGCGCGGCTCGCTGGAAGGACCCGTCGCGGCCATGCAACAGCCGCTCGGACGCAACGAGGTCGCGGAGGTGGCACGCTGCAGGCTGCTCACCGTGCCGTCTCCAGCGCCTGCCGCAGGTAGGCCGCGTGCATGCCCGGGATCTCCTGCCGCACGACGCGCTCGCCCACGCCGACGAAGTCGAAGCGCTCGGCATAGGTCGGCTGGCGCACGAACATGAGCACGGACTGCACGTTGCTGCCATGGATGCCACGGCGAGACCAGATGCCGGGCGCCAGGCTCGACATCTTGTCGCTCGCCATCGACAGCGACCGCAGCCGGCCGTAGCTCACGAAGTACTGCACGCCCTGGATAATCTTGAAGCCACGCTCAGTGCGCTTGACCTTGGCCAGCTGCGCCCGCCTGCGGTCCGTCATGTTGGCCCGGTAGCCCTGCTCGCTGAATGCGCGGAAGTACGACAGCAGCTGCACGATGAAGCTGCCCTTCACGTTGCCGTACTGGTCCACCTTGTCGGCAGCGATGCCTTTGCCCGGCACGAGGAAGTAGCCCTGGGGGAGGATGCCGACACGGCGTAGCGCCACCTCAGCCCGCTTGGCACGGCGCGGCCCGCCTAGGATCTCGGCGGCCAGCACCTTCTCCGGAGGCGTGGTCTTGCCGCCAGGGTAGCGAAAGAACACCTCGGCGCGCAGCTTCGCCTTCGCCTCGTCCTTAACCGTCACGCTGTTGACGATGAAGGGCGTCGGCCGGTCGAACACCTTCCGGATCTCTTCCTGCTCCACGGCGCGGATGCGGTAGGCGCCGCCGCGGATCGTGCGTTCCAGGGCGAAGCGGTACTGGCGGGCCTGCTTGCCCAGCGCCTCGGCGCCCTTGACTAGGTCGGTCTGGATCGAGAACTCCATGGTCAAGCCGCCGCCGATTCCAGCCATGCAACCAGGACGTACGCACGTCCCAGCATCAGCGAGGCGATGTACTCGTGCCGCCCGTCATGGATGACGAACACCTCGCTGCCGCTCCACTCGCCGTTGATGCAGGGCCACAGCGTGTCGGGTCCGAGCTGCAGCAGCCGGCGGTGCGCGTCCGCAACGTCACCGACAGCCATCGAGGCACGGCTCCCGAGCTGGCACTTCCAGACGCTGACGTAGCCCGTGCGCACGACCATGCCGGGCGGCACCCGCATCGAGCGGTCCGGCGCGACGAAGCTCGGCGCCAGGGCGGCTTCGGAATCTCGGTTCATTGCTGGCCTTTCCCTTTCTCCCTCTTCTTCCCTTTTGGAAAAAAAGAGACACGTGTCACTTACGCCCACATACGCGCGTGCTTACGCCGCGAACCCGCGTGCTTACGTCACTTACGCCACTTACGGGGGGTGCGCCTCACGCATGCGCGCGCCCGCACGCCTGCGCACACGCACCCGCGCGCATACGCGGGAGAGTGGCGTAAGGGCCGTAAGTGACGTAATGGCGCGGGTTGCGCGCGTAAGTGACCGCCGTAAGTGCCGTAAGTCGCTCACTCGTCCTCCCCTCTCTTCCCCGGCTTGGGGGGCGGGGGCGCATCGTCGGATGCACCATGACGGCGCAGGAAACGCCCGAGCGGCAGCTCGAAGGCCTCGACCGACTCCCAGGCCCAGTCGCCCAACGACACCCCGCTCAGCGGCCCGGTGCCTCGCGGCAGCCAGCACCGCACCGACTTCCTGGGCCCGTCCCTGGTCGACGGCGTGGCCACGGTGTACGCCAGGCAGGGCGGCAGCTTGCGCTTCTGGTCGTCGTATTCCACCCGCTCCAAGGCCCAGCGCTTCGCATCGGTGGTGAAGGCCGCCTGCGCCGGCGGCCATCGCTCGCCGCTGTCGTCGCACCATCGTCGGAAGGCCCGGTACAGCTGCTCCGCGGAGCAAACCTGCACCGGGAGGTTGAGGAACCCGCCGATCCACTCGGACATGAAGCGTTCAGCTGGCCGCATCGACAGCCCGATCAGCTCCTCCTTCGCTTCGGTCATCAGCGGCTTCGTGTGTTCGTCGAAGTCGCCCAAGTCGTACTGCAGGAGGAAGTGGAAGAACTTGGCAGCGCCACCGTCCTGCAGGAACCCGCGCACCCGGTCATACAGGTCGCCGTCCTCAGGCGTCGGCGTGTAGACCACGAGGTAGCGCCGATCGCCGATTTCGAGGGCCAGCGGCTGCTTTTCGTTCGAGATGAAGATCAGATTCGCGTGGTTGGCCTCCCAGCGCGTGTCCGTGTTCATCGTCCGGATCGGGATCTTCTCGGCCTCGGAGATGATCCACTTGAGCCGATTCTTGTGGTGGTAGAGCTCCTGCCGGCTGACCACCTCGTTCGCGATGATCAGCAGCTTGGCTGACAACCAGCCGTTGTACTTCTCCTCGATCTCGGTCTGGCTGACCATGACGCCGTAGCGCCCGTAGATTCCGCGGATCACGTCGAAGAACAGGTTTTTGCCTGTGCCCTGGGGACCGTGGAAGACGAGCGCGGTGCGAGGCTTCGCGCCTGGCCGCTGCAGCGGCAATGCCAGCCAGCGCAGCACCCACTGCATCACCTGGTGGACATCCGCCCTGCCCTCGCCGGGCTCGCAGCGGCTGCACAGGTGCTCCAGCAGCTGCAGCATCACGTCGACCTCTTCAGGGTCGCATGGCTGCGGCTCGATCGCCAGGCCGTCGTACAGGTTGATGGCCTCGGGCGGGCAGGACATCGTCGGATCGAAGACCAGGTCCTCTTCGTCGATCGTCTGCCGCTTGGGATTGGCCTTCCACAGCCGGACATAGTCCGTGCCGAACTTGTGGCCCATGTTGGCGATCTTGACCTGCTTGCGCTTTTCGCGGTCCCATGCCGTGTCCGTGGGGTACACCAGGACGAAGTTCTCCAGCATGTAGTTGAAGGTGCCCCAGTCGATCTTCTTCTGGCGCCGCCCCCCGGACCCCTTCGACTGCACGCCTGCGGCGCTCTCTTCGGAAGGGGGTGCCGGGGCTTCCGGCGGGGGCGCAGCTGCACCCTCCGGCCGCCTGGAGGCGAGATCCACGACCTTCGAGGGTGAGGACGGCGTGCCGGGCGCGTCAGGCTCCACAGGCCTCCCTTCGCTCCTCGATCATGCTCAGCACGCCCACGAGTTGCCGTTCGACCGCCGGCAGGCCTTGACGCAGGTGCAGGTCGTTGAAGTCGGTGTCCTTCAGCTGCCGCCTGGCCGGATCGAAGACGGGCCAAACGATCTCGCACCCAGGCGTCGTCTTGGCCACCTTCCAGGCCTTGCGCCGACCCGGGTTCGCTCCATCGTGGTCTTTCGTCTTCCAGTCGTCGTCCGCGCAGATCAACAGGTGCGCCGGTGGATACAGCGCCCGCAGAATCTCGACGACCCACTGCAGGTTGTAGGCGTCCAGGGCGACGAACACCGGCCAGCGCCGGCCCGTTGCGAGGCGGATCGACAGGCCCGTGGCGTAGCCCTCGCAGACCAGGATCACACCAGTGGTGTCATCGACGGTCCCCAGCCGGATGGCGCAGCCTGACTTTGCGAAGCCTTCGGTGAACACCTTCCCGCCGTCGGGCTTGATGAACTGGAGGCCTCGGAGCGCCTCCTCGCGCGGCAGGTCATAGCGGATCAGCGGCAGCACCAGCGTGCCGGCCGGCAGGTAGATCGGCTTGTCGTTAGGATCACGCCGGCCCAGCACCATCTTCTCCGCCAAGAAGCGACACGCCTCCGGCTCCAGGCCCTTGCGCTCCAGATACTGGGAGTGGCCGACGCGCACTGCGCGGCCCCAGAGCTCGCCGGCGGTCATGGCGGCCAGCGCCGCAGCTTCCTCCGCTTCCCGGCGGGCCTGCTCTCTCGCCTGCTGCTGCTGGTGACGGTAGGCCTCCAGCGATTCCTTGCTCAGGCTGTCGCGGTCCCATTCGACCTTGAAGACTTTGCCCGACTTCCAGGAACCGAAGGCCCCGACGATGATGGTCCGGGAGCTGTTGCGAGGCGCGAAGGTGTGGAGACGGTACCAGCAGGTGCCGCGCTTTCCGAAGCCGTGCCGGCGACCGTCGACCCTGAGGCTATCCTTCTCGGTCGGCGTCTTCCAGGTGCGGCCTTCGGCGGTCAGCAGCGCGTCCAGCTGCTGCACCACCTCGGCGTAGTTGTCCCAGGACATGGGGGGCCTATCGCGGTTCGCCCTTTAGTACCCGGCGCAGTGCTGCGTTTTCCTCACGCAACAGCCGGTTCTCGCGTTCCACCGCGGTCTCGACGCGCCTTACGCTGCCGACGTCGAAGCCACGGGCGTGGACCATCCACAACAGCGGCGCGTCGTTGCCGCACACGTCCATGAGCCCGGCGAATTTCTCCCACTTGATACCCTCGCCGCCTTGCTTCCAGCGGGTCAGCTGGGTCGCATCGACCTTGACCCCATGCTCGTTCAGCGCCTTCTCCAGTTCCTTGTCGTAGCTGTAGCCGGCGAGCTCGGCGCAATACTCGATTGCCTTGCCTAAGGTGGGCTTGCGCACCACCTCGGATAGCGGAACCTCGACGGAAATCAGAGTGGGCTGAGTCATGGCCGCAGCCCTCCGCAGAAGAATTGCGTGGCGTTGCGAAGCTCGGCCGGGCAAAACTTCAAGCCATGGAAGAGCAGTACCGAACTAGAAAGAGAATGCCCGTCGTCCCGGGGCGGATGGGACGACGGGAAACGACCGGCGCGGCCGGTCAGTGGCGAAGAACTCATGTCAGCCCGCCTTTGGTGCTGGAACTGCTGCGCTCTCCCCTCCCACGGTGGTGAGCGCGGCATGCAGACGCTTCAACGTCGCGAATCCGGGGTTCGGAATTTCGCCTCGCACGAACTTGGAGACCCAGGAGTGGCTCACCTGCGCTCGTATGCACACGCGGGGCCACTCGCCCCGGTTCGCTTCCAGGAGACGCTTGACTTCGACATCCAGATCGGTCGACATCCAGCCATCATAGTAAAACATTCCTTGCCCATCAAGGAACACTTTCCTAGAGCGGTCGAGCACGCTCGCCGGGTGGCAGTAAAAGATATCAACCGAGTCGTCGCGGACAACCTGGCCTACTGGATGGGCGAGCGGAAGCTCACCCAGCAGGCGCTGGCCGTGGAGGCCAAGGTCTCTCAGAAAACGATCAGCAACTACCTAAACCCGGCGCAGCGTACCGAAGGGTCCCGCGGGAAACCCGGGTCACCGAAGCTCGTGGAACTGGACCGCATTGCGCACGCGCTGGGCGTGGAGCTGTGGCAGCTCACGCGCCAAATGACGCCTGCGGAACGCTCCGTCTATGAAACGGTCGAGAAGGCGTTCCGTGACCTGCTTGTGGCCGCGCGGCAGCAGCGGTCCGCAATCGAGCCAGGAGCAACGCAAAAAGAGGATGCCGGATCACGCCCCGACACGGAAGCTGAGGATCCCCTTGTCACTGACGCGCGTACTCGACGACAAAACGGCACCATCAGGCGTACCAAGAAGAGTTAAAGAGATCGACCTACTCCAAACAGCCACTAGACGAAATAACGCAGCCATGACGACCATGCCAGAAAAGAACTCAAAAGGAGTGGGCGTCAGATGCCGGTGTTGCAACTCGTGCAGTTTGAGTGCAAGCAATGCGTTGCCGTCTTGAAATTTCTCTTGAGAAAAGCGATGAACCGCAAGACGCGCGGCCTGGTGATTCTTCATCGGCCCGGCGAAGGCCCTGACGAGGTGTTCTTTACAGGGGTGTTCAGATGCAGCGCGGACGCGGCCATCGTCGCGGCCGTGAAGATCTCGCGGGAGGCTGCGCACCAGATGGACCTTTTCGAGGGACGTTGAGCGGCCGTTTGGAGACCGATCATGAGAGCCATTTCCCTCGCTTCTTTGTGCACCGCCGCCGTTCTGTGCGGATGCGCGACCGAGAGCCTGCACCAGCCGGCCGTCCAGGTCCTGTTCACCACCCCGGAGACGATCAAGCTCCGCTGGCACTCGCTGCGATTCACGGAATCAGAGGCCCAGGCCATGGTCATTGCCTACTGCAAGGGTAAGAGCGTGACGGTGATCGACGCCGGTCCGCCAGACGAATACCGGACCAAAACCTGGCGCTGCGGATAAGGCGGTGATCTCGGAGAAGAAGTCGGCCCCGCTGTGGGCATGGGTGGTCGGCGTCACCGGCCTGATCGTGTTCGTGGTCGCTCTCATCGCAGGCAACTCCCCGAACGACAAGCAGCAGGCGCGAGACGCGATCGCCGCGTGCTGGGAGCAGCAGGCAAAGAAGTCCCTGGAGCCGAGCGTTGCGCGGTTCGTCGCTTCGACGTGCGAACGGATGCAAGACGAGTTCCGCCAGAAATATGGCCACGCGCCGTGACGGTACGCACCTGATTTCTTGATCAGCCCGCCTCGGCGGGCTTTCTCATCCTCTGCTGTAGTAATTTTTTCCTTGACCAACAAGGAATGTTTTACTATTCTGCAAGTCCTTCAGCAGGGAGCGCAGATGTACCTCTTTCACATCCTGATTGGCCCGCGCGGCAATCCGCGCCTGGAGTTCGCCGTGTTCGCAGCGGACAGCGTGACCGCCCTTGAACAGAACGTATGCCTGGCCGAGCCGGGTGAGCGTGTCGAGATCGTGCACGTCGGGAGGCCGGCGTGATGACGCTCGCCGCCGGCGCTGCCGAACCCGACATCCACGACGCTGCCGCCCCGGAGCCGTTCAAGCTGGTCGATCACTGGCAGGCCGGCTACCTCAAGTTCGCGGGACGCGAGCCGCGCACGCTGCAGGAGCTGGCCCTCGCCCGCGCCGACTACGAGCACCAGCGGCGCCGCGCCGAGGTGAAGGCGATGGCGAAGAAGCTGGAGTTGCTGGACCCGTTCCTGCCGGCGCTGTTCGAGCGCGGGCTGAAGTTCTCCTACCGCAACATCGGCACCCAGGACAAGGGCAAGACGCTTCGCATCGAGTGCGAGGCGTTCAGCCTTCGGGACGACAAGCTGTACGCCGCGCTGATCGAGCTCGGCTTCCACGAGGTAGACCGAAGCAGCTACAGCCCCAGGTCTGACTACGAGCAGGTGACGCTCAAGCACGGACGCGCGCTGCTGCTGAAGATCGACGTCACGAAGAAGCCGGCCGCGCCGGAGGGCGCTGCGCCATGACCGCCGGCAAGCCGCTGCTCTCCCTTCCCTCCTGGGAGTTCCGCAACGACGCCGTGCACGGCCCCAGCGTCTGGGCGCAGGGCCGCGGCATCGTCGCCTACGCGAAGTCCCGCCGGGAAGAGGACGTCATCAACATGCGCTGCATCGCGGCTCTGCCGCGCGTGCTCGAGGAGCTGCGCGCCACGTCGTCCTGTCTCCAGGCCGCGTGCCTGATCATGAAGGACCCGGAATCGCGCAAGCTCGCCATGCAGCAAGTGACGCAGGCCCGGCAGGCGATCGACATGGCGACCGGGAGCGAGGCATGAGCACGACCCGCATTCACCGCGTGCCGTGCTCGGTGATGCGAGTCGGGACGAACTGGCGCATCGTGCGCATGGACACGGGCGCGAAGGTGTCGGCGGCGCCGCAGCGCTTCCTCGCCATCGCGCGCGCCGCGATCGTGCTGCACCGGCCTGCGCGGAGGGCTTGGGCGTGACCACGCCGCAGGATCAGGCCCGCGCCGATTTGATCACTTGGATCAAGAGCTACCACGCGCGCCGACCACTCGATCGCGCGGATATCGAACTGCGCTACGGCCTGCAGGGCTGTGAGGCGAAGGCCGTAACGGACGCGCTCTACGCAGCGAGCGTCGGAGCGGACCCGGACGAGGCGATGGACAACCGCATCGAAGGAGCCGACTGATGGGCCTCCAACCCGTTCGCGACCTGCTGGCCGAAGCTTGGCGCCGCTGGTGCCTCTTCTACTACGGCGCCGCCTTGGCGCAAATCGACCCGCTGCACGACGACGTGCCCGCCATCGTGCACACGCTCAACCACCTGCGGAGCCTGCGATGAACGACGACCAATTCCTAGACCCGGAGTTGATGCAGCTGCTGGGCGCGATCGCGCGCTATGTCGGTGTCCTCCTCCTCGCCGCCTTGGCGGCTGCGCTGATCTTCACGATCTGACATGCGCTGCTGTAACGCCAACTGCCACGAGGGGCGCGCGTGCCCCGTCCGCCTAAATCAGTACGACGGTGGCGCCCGGCTGCACACGGACTTCTCCGAGCTGCTCCCCGCACCTTCGGCCGCTGACACCGATCTCGCCCTCCGGCTCCGGGCAGTACAGGTCGCGATGCTCCTGCTGCTGCTCCTGGTCTCCTGGGGCTGACCATGGCCAGCGAGCCGGACATGACCGAATTCGAGCGGCAGCAGCAGGCGCAGGCCGGAGCGACCGCTCCGCGCACGCCGTGGCCTTTCCCGAAAGTCTCCGCATCGCAAGCGGCTGCCCAGGAGCAGCCAGAGGAGCCCGTCGTGGCAGCAAAGCCCACCGGTTCGAAAACCACTTCCAGGAAGCCGCGCGCGACGCGTGCCGACGGCGCCCAGTTCAAGGTCGCGTGCGTCCTCCTGACCGCCGGCGAGGAGGGCCTGCACCACGACACCATCGCGGCGCAACTGGACGGCGTCGCCACGAAGGTGCTGTCCAACGCGCTGTTCAACATGAAGAGCGCCGGCCGCGTCGACCGCCCGAACGGCACCCAGCGCTGGCGGCTGACGGAGGCCGGGCGCGAATGGGCCACGGGCGGCGGCAACCTAGACAAGCAGCGCGGCACCGCCCGGACGCTAGCCGTCAGCACCTCGAACGTGCACCTGGTGCCGGTTCGCCCGTCCTTCCGCTGCTACATCGCCAGCGACGGCTGCTTCGCCGTGGAGAAGGCCGGCCACAAGATCGAGCTGACGCTGGAAGAAACGCGGCAGATGGTGCGCTACCTGGACATGGTCGGCGAACAGCTGATCGAAGCGGCCGCGCATCACGCAGGCCTGAGCCCCACCCCCGGAGAACAACGTGAGCAAAGACACTGAGACGGAAGCAACGCAGGCCGCCACCGGCGAGGCCGCGATGACAATGCTGAGCCCGGCACTGCTGGTGCGCAGCAAGACGAACCCCCGCACCCGCTTCGACGAGGCCTACCTGGCGGAGCTGGCCGACAGCATCCGGCAGCACGGCGTCGTGCAGCCGATCCTGGCCCGGCCGCTTCCGGCCAGCCGGCTGCAAGACACCTTCGAAGACCGCGAGCCTGGCCAGCCGCTGCCGACGCACGAGATCGTTTGCGGCGAGTGCCGGTGGCGCTCCACGAAGCTCGCCGGCGTCGAGCAGCTGCCGGTCCTGATCCGCGACCTGGACGACCTGCAGGTGCTGCAGGTCCAGCTGGTGGAGAACCTGCGCCGCAAGGATCTGCACCCGCTGGAGGAGGCGGAGGGCTTCAGCCGGTTGCAGGCCGAGCACGGCATGGACGCGGTGGAGATCGGTGCGCGAATCGGCCGCAGCAAGGACTACGTTTACAAGTCGCTGAAGCTGCTGGAGCTCACGCCGGAGTGCCGCGAGCAGCTGTATGCCGGCAAGTTGACCCAGTCGACGGCGCTGCTGGTGGCTCGACAGCCGGCGTACCTGCAGGCGAAGATCGCGCGCGACATCATGCGCGCCGACTACCCGGAGGGCATGGCGGAGCCGATGTCGTTCCGCGAGGCCAGCCGCCACATCCACCAGCACTACATGCTGCGCTTGGTGCAGGCCCCGTTCGACCTGGCGGACGCGGCGCTCGTGCCGGCCGCGGGCGACTGCAAGGCATGCCCCAAGCGCACCGGCGCGAACGCAGCGTTGTTCGATGACATCGAGGCGGCGGACACGTGCACCGACCCGAAGTGCTTCGACAGCAAGAAGGTGGCGCACTTCGAGCGCATCGCCGAGGCCGCGAAAGCGAAGGGCCAGAAGGTGATCATGGGTAAGGAAGCTCAGGAGCTCATCCCGCACGAGGGCAGCCACCCCAAGGGGTACACCCTGCTGGACGAGAAGGAGTACTTCCAGGGCGAAGGCTACAAGTCTGTGCGCTCAGTGATCAACAAGGTGGCCAAGGGCAAGGACGCACCGAAGCCGGTGCTGATCCTTGACCCACACACGAAGCAGCTGAAGGAAGCCCTGCCCGCCGACGTGGCCAGCAAGCTGGTAAAGAAGGCGCAGGCGGAAGCCAAGGCGCCAGGCAGCCCGAAGGACAAGAAGCAGAAGGCGCGCGATCTGGAACAGAAGATCGAGCTGGCCATCGAGGAGCGCGTGGTGGAGAGCGTGCACGCGGCGCTGATGGCCGGCAAGGTGCAGCAGATGCCGGTGGACGTCGCCCGCGTTCTGTGCCTGCGTCTGGCGGACATGGCGCTCTACAACGGCCCGCCGCGGGAGCGCTTCTGCCGCCTCTTCCAGGTCGAGGACTCCGCCGTCGGCACGCGCGATGCGATCGCTGACTTTCTGGAGACATGTCCGGCCGACCAGGTCGCGCCCGCGCTGCTGGTGATCCTGATGGAGGACGAGATCGGTAACGACGGGCTCGACCTGCGCAACGGCACCGCCGCGCAAGTGATCACCGCCGCGTGCGAAGTCGACGTCGATGCAGTGAAGGCGGAGGTCGAGAAAGCCATTCGGGCGGAGCTGGAAGCGGAGAAGCCGGCCAAGAAGACCGCCCCCACGCCGAAGACAAAGAAGACCAGTGCAAAGGATGCCAAGGCGGGCATTGCCAAGGCCATGCAAAAGCAGGAAGACGCAGCCGGCGGCCAGGAGCAGCCCGCGCCCGCGAAGCCGAAGCTCTTCGACCGCGTGCGCATCCACGACGACGCCCGCGGCCCGAACGGCAAGTTCCGCAAGATCAGGGGCAAGGAAGGCATTCTGGTCAAGCACGTGCTCGGCGACGACTGGATGGTCGACATCGAGGGCGCGAAGTACCGCACCGACGGGAAGGAGTTCGAGGTTCTGCCGCCGGCTGGCCCCACGATCGACCCGAAGGCGGCATGGCCCTTCCCTATCGACCGTGGAGGTCGAAACGGAGCCGAAACGTGAAGCGCGAGGCACGCCCGCTGCCGCCGGAAAGGCCGCGCGAATGCCTGGAGTGCACGACTCCGACGCGCTGCGGTTCGATCGGCGACGGCAAGCGCGGCCCGCGTTGCGCGGGGCGCGCCGACGGGCCTGACAGCTGCGATTGCCTGAATTGGTGCGGCGATGACCCATGGCTGAAGGATGGCCGCGCCGTGCCCTGTTCCAAACACCAGGGGTCTTCGCCATGAGCCAGTGCACGCACGTGAACTTCTCCGCGACCGTCGGCGTATGCCGGCTTACGGAAACCAAGGGCGGCCCTGTCACTGGATACGTCGCCGAGGTCCGCGTGAACTGCGCGGACTGCGGCAAGCCGTTTCAGTTTCTCGGTCTCGATCCGGGCCTCGACACGCAGGGCGCGCGAGTGTCGCTGGACGGACTGGAGGCGTCCCTCGCCTTGGTACCCCAGGGCGAGCGCCCGAACCCCTTCCAGCGCATGGCCTACACCGTGGGGAACTTCGATGGCTGATGCCACGGTCGTCCAGGTCGACATCGAGCCCGAGGTGCGCGACTCGTTCCGCCAGGTGCTGCGCCAGGTGCCAATGCAGACGAATATCGGCCAGCTGGTGGGCCTGTGCTTTGACGCAGGTGTGCGGGCAGAGCGAGAGCGCGCCGGCCGCGTCGACGACGTTGGCGATGCTGCCAGATGGCGAGAGTTCAGCCCGCAGTGGGACCGCTCGCTGAACCGCCGCGCCGAGATCGAGCAGCTGATGTTCGATGCCGCCCGGGGGAAGCGGCCCATGCCCACGGCCGACGAGCTCCGGAAGTGGGCGCTTGGGCTGGGCACACCCGACGAAGTCGCATTGCGGACAGCTGTCGCCGCGAAGGAGGAGCCCGGTGGCTATGTCACGCTGCCCGAGCGGGTCGAAGAGCTGATCGCCAGATACGGCGTGCGCGGTCTCGCCCGGCGGCTCGGCGTGGATCCCGGATACATCAGCCGCATGCGCACCGGCGAGCGGCACAACCCCGTCGACGAGCTGTTGGCCAAACTGGGCCTCCGCCGGGTGGTGCTGTACGAGCGCATCGAGGGTCCGGCATGACGACCTGGCTGCCAATCGAACTGCTCGCCAGCGTGCTCACGCTAGCCGGGATCTATGCCGGGTCGACGACAGCGGCCGGGGCGGCGCTGTATCTGGTCAGCCTGGTCTTCTGGTACTGGCTGACGGTCGGCAAGCGGATGTGGGGCCTGATGCCCCTCAACCTGGCGACCACTGTTGTCGCTGCGACGAATCTCTGGAAGGCACTTGCATGAAAACGAAGCATGTCTCCGTAGAGGCGCTGCGGGAGAAGGCCGCGGCCGGCAAGGCCGGCGAGGCCTCGCAGATCGAGCCGACCGACCGGCCCAGCAAGGGCGCCGAACCGGCCGACGACACCCAGCCGCAGCGACAGGACACCCGGGAGCACCCGGAAGCCGCCGAGACCCGGCCGATGTGGCCGCTCGAAGCCGGCGAGATGAAGCGATACGCCGTCATCAGCGAGTGCGGCCGTTTTCGGTACCGGCTGTGGCGCAAGTGGGGCTGCGGCTCGCCCCTGCTGTTTGTCATGCTCAACCCGAGCACGGCAGACGCCACGATCGACGACGCCACGATCCGCCGTTGCCTGCGGTTCGCGGAGGCCCACAACTTCGGCGAGCTGGAGGTCGTCAACCTTTTCGCCTACCGCGCCACGGACCCGCTGGCGTTGCGCCACGCCGGCTATCCGGTGGGGCCGGACAACGACGACCACATCCGCGAGGCGGCGCGCGATTCAGCCGCCGTATGCGTCGCATGGGGCGCGCATGCCACGGGCCTGGTGCGCCCGCGTGAGGTGCTGGACCTGTTGCGCGCCATCGTTCACCCCACCCGCCTGTATTGCCTGCGCACCACGCGCAGTGGATATCCGCAGCACCCGCTGATGCTGCCGTCGTCGTGCCGGCTGGTGCCGTTCACGGGAAACCCCTATTGAGGAGTGGACAAGGAGCGCAATTGAAATGACTACGAAGACCTTTCCGCTCGGCACCGTCCTGAGCATCACCACCGGTTGCTTGCTCGCGCCGAACGGAATCAGCGGCGTGTACGAGATCCTGAACTTCATGACTGGCGACAACCTCTACACGCACCAGATCCCTCGCGTGTGCCGAGAGTGCGCGCCGTACCTGCTCAAGCAGTTTCCGCAGCTCGCGGGAATCGACACGAGCGCTGTCACACCAGAGAACGTCCAGGCGTTCCTTGAGGACCTGCTCGCGCGGCTGCCGGCGGAGTTGGAGGTGGAGACGATGCCGCCAGGCGAGCACTACGAGATCGACCCGATGTCGGAGCTGGCCGAGATGGTGCACCCGAGCAAAATCGTGGTCGTAAAGGTGGGAGGCGGCGATGCCTGAACTGCACCCCCGCACCGCCGACCTGGTGAATCGCTTCGCTGCGGCGCTGAAGGAGAAGCTGGCGACCGCCCAGGAGAAGTACGGCTACAGCGATGGCTGGGCCGATCCTTGCTGGGTGGACGAGTGCCGCGCGAAGCTGATCGAGCACGTCCACAAGGGCGACCCGCGCGACGTGGCGGCCTACTGCGCCTTCCTGTGGCACCATGGCGCGCGGTGCGGATTGGAAGAACAGGTGCTCTGCTTCAATGAAGCGGTTGAACGCGCGGCGCCGAGCTCAGGCTGGAGCGACAAGCCCATCGACCCGGCCGCACTGGTGCAGCGGATCGATGCCGCGATCCAGCGCATCACGTCCGGCAATGGCGCGATGCGCGTGCCGGCCGAAAACTCCGATCCCGATCTGGTGCTAGCCGACTGCAAGAAGCTGCTGCAACACGTCTATGGGATGGGAGGCAACGATGGCTGCTGAACGGACCGTGACGATCCCAGCGTGCGTCCAGCACGACGGCTACTCCGCCATGACGGTCACGCTGGCGTGGCGCTGCATCCACTGCGGCGGTCCGCGCGGCGAGCCCGTTGACGGCGTGAGTTGGGATGGCAGCAGGCAACTCGCCTGCCACACGTGGTCTAACCCGTGCGGGCACGTCGAGAAGTACAGCGAGGTCCGCGCATGGCTGGCTGCACGCTCCGTTGGCATGCGGGAGGTGCCGCGTGGCTGACCGGAAACAACCAACGAAGCGGCAGCGTCTGGCCGCGATGGCGATGCTCCAGGCGTACCTGCAATTCCACGCGCGCAAGTTCTCCCGCGAGGACCGCGAGCGCGGCACCTGGCTGCTGCTGTTCGTGTGGGCTTGGCACGGCGGTAAGCCGGGCGACCCGATCCCGGGAGCCAGCAATGGCTGAACTGAAACCGTGCCCGTTCTGCGGCGGCAAGGCCGTGATGCACGACCAGCAGGTGGCCGAGGACTGCGTGGAAACCTGGGTGGAGTGCGACGACTGCGGCGTTCGCACCGACCCCGTCGAGGGCGCGTACAGCGAGCGGCCGGCCGCTGCCTATTCGTGGAACCGGCGAGCGCCCCTTGGCGACACGAAACGCGATTACACGCCAATGCCTGGAGATCCCCAGCCGTGACGGCCGAAGCGTACCCCCTCTACTGGCCCGAGCGCCGCGCCCGCACCGACCGGTGGAAGCGCGAGCACGGCAAGTTCGATGTCACCTTCGCCAGGGCGCGGGACAACATCGTGCGCGAGGTGACGCTGCTCGCCGGCGGGCGTTGGGGCCCCGATCCGCAGATCGTCATCAGCACGAACGTCGCCCTGCGCCGCGACGGCCTGCCACTGGCCGGGCAACGCCCCCCGGACGATCCCGGCGTCGCCGTCTACTTCCTCTACAAGAAGCGGCCTATGTCCTTCGCCTGCGACCGCTGGCACAAGATCGAGCACAACATGCAGGCGATCGCCAAGACGATCGAGGCGCTGCGCGGCATCGCGCGCTGGGGCACCGGCGACATGCTGGAGGCCGCGTTCACCGGCTTCGCCGCCCTGCCCCCGCCGCCCGCGGCCGCGCCGCCGGCGCCAGGCGCGCCGGCTCGCCTGAAGCACTGGCGGGACGTGTTCGGCACCGGCGTGCAGACGCGCGAGCAGCTGCAGGAGGTGTACCGGCGCATGGCCGGCGCTTTCCATCCTGACCGCGGCGGCGACCCGGCGAAGATGGCGGAGCTCAATGCGGCGCGGGCCCAGGCGCTGCAGGAGCTGCAGCGGTGATGCGAACCCTCTGGACCGCCGCGCTCGTTCTCGCCTGCGTGACGGCGGTGCCTCTGGCCGCGGTGCTGCGCGCCTGGCGTCAGCACGAGCCGATCCCGGTGATCATGGTGCTCGTGCTCAACGTCTTCCTGGGCATCCTCACTGCCGTGCTGGTCGAGGCGGCGCGGCTGGATGTGGCGGGGTGTCGGGGATGAGCTTTCTCTCGGACGACGACCTCCGCCACCTGACCGGCCGTGCCCAAAAGAGCCGACAGGTTGAGTGGCTGCGCGCCCAGGGCATACCATTCCACGTGAACGCCACCGGCCATCCGGTGGTGACCTGGGCGGCCGTGGAAGGCCGCCAGCAGTCCGCGGAGAACCCGCAGGAGACCCGCGCCTGGTCGCCGAGAGTCATCGCCGGAGGAGTGTGACGATGGGGCGCAAGCCCAGCCGATGGAGCAACCTGCCGCCGGGCATGCGCGCGCGCCCGCGAGGCCAGAAGGTGCACTACTACCTCGACACTGGCGAGCGGCCGCGGCGCGAGATCCCGCTGGGCAGCAACTACGTCGAGGCGGTGGCCAAGTGGGCCGAGCTCACCAGCAAGCCAGCGCCCGTTGTGGCCGGCCCGGTGACCTTCTTGGACGCCGTGAACGGCCGCGGGAAGGTGGCAGGCTACCGCAAGGACGTGCTGCCCTTGAAGGCCCCGCGCACCCAACAGGACAACGAGAAAGAGCTGGCTTGGCTGCTGCAGTTCTTCGGTGACCCGCCGGCACCGCTCGAGCAGATCGAGCCGGTGCACATCACTCAGTACCTGTCTTGGCGCGTGCGCGCGGCCCGCGAGGCGGCAGAGGCCAAGAACGCCGAGCGCCGGCGCGACGGGAAGCCAGAACAGCCGATTCCGCCCGATCACGGGCATGTGCGCGCCAACCGCGAGAAGGCCCTTTTCTCCCACATCTGGAACTATGCCCGGGCGCACGGCATGACGAAGCTTCCGAACCCGTGTGCCGGCGTGAAGGGCTACGAAGAGGAAGGCCGCGACGCGCTACCGGACGCCGAGCTGGTGGCGCGCGTGCAGGCGGAAGCGGATAAGCCGCTGGAATTCGCAATGCGGCTTGCGGGGATCGTCGGCCAGCGCCCAGCGGACGTGCTGCGCGTGAGCGAAACCCACATCCAGGGCCAGGTGCCCGGCGGCATCCTAAAGGTGCAGCAGGGGAAGACCCGCATGAAGCTGCGAATCGTGATTGAGGGCGCACTGGCGGATCTAATCACCGAGATCCGCGCCTTCAAGCGGGAGCTCGCCCAGCGCCACGCCGCCGGCGGTAAGCCGGTGCTGCACACGATGGCGTTGCTGGTCAACGAGGACGGGCAGGCGCTTACGCGCTCCATGCTGCGCGGCCGGTTCGATGACGCACGCGAGCGAGCCGGCGTCGGAAAGGATCTATTCCAGTTCCGAGACTTCCGCGCCAAGGTGGCCACGGAGCTCGACGAAGCCGAAGGAACGCGCGCCGCGCAGGCGATGCTGGGGCATACGACCGAGGCAATGACGGTGCGCTATATCCGCAACAAGGTGGGCAAGAAGGTGCGGCCGTTGAAGTAGCTAGCGCACTAACGGCGCCGCGGCTTGTATGCGCCCGAAGCTTCGTCGAAGTCCAGGCAGCGGTCCTCGCCGAACCCCTGCCAGAGGGTGTCAAGAAGCGGTCGGATAAGGTCGTCGACCTTTGCCACTTCGACGTCCTCAATCCAAGCGTCTGGGGGAGCCAAGTGCGGCCGATCGGCCGCCGCTCGGCTGAACGGATCGAACATCGCGCCAATTCCGAGGCTATAGCCTTGGACGTTCAGAACTGCGATTCCCAGCAAGGCGGGCCCCGCAAACCCCCAATCGTTCGCGGAAGCAAGGAATCGCGTTGTCCATCGGTGCACGAACCGCGACATCTCCAGCGCGAAGACCGCCAGTTCCTTTTTTCCTGGCGATAGCTCCACCTCGCCCCCGATCAGCGTCACCCCCTCCAGGGCGCCCGTCCTGAAGATCTGGTTGTACCCATAATGGCCGTCGCTGTGAGCGCCCCCCGGGTACACGTACACACCATCGAGGTTCAGGCCAGAGCTGGCTCCGCCCCAGTCCTGACCCACGAACGAGGTGAAGCCGGTGGAGTGGACCGCCCGGACATCTACGGAGCGCCGCCCCGCCTGTCCCGCCATTGGCACAAGGTGCAGCGCGAGCTGTGGCCCGGGCAGGAGTGCGACAGGCGTATGGCCGACCGCGATCCGGTCGCGCCGTTCTGCGATGAAGGCACTCGCCTTTTCGGCCAGGGAAGCCGTGCGACCGAACGCACCACGAATCTGATCGAAGGACATATCGACCACTCCCGTCCCATTCCTGATCACAAACCTGCGGTTGTTGTTCGCCCTGACGCAGTGTGGCCCATCGAAGGAACCAGGCACGCGCACGACAAGTGCGTAGCCGCCCGGTACGTCAACAGCTCGGAGCCTTAGTCCCTGCACCCGTGGCTCGATGCCGGCGTCCAGCACTTGCCCGAGTCGACGGATGGCGGCGTCAGCTGGCTCGCCTGTGGCCGGGCAAATTGCGCCCGCGGCGCCACCCTTCTCGTCGATCCCGTAAATCAGGTCACCCCCGTCTGAGTTGGCCAGCCCGGCAACGTCCTTGCACAGCTCGTGCTTATCCTTGTCCATGCTGCCGGGCAGATCGCGCTTGAATTCCAGCGTCTGCGATTCAGGGCAGCGGTCGAGACAGAGCTTTTCTAGCAGGGCCCCATCGATACGGTCCAGGGACTGCAGCAGCATCGGGCCTCCTCAGCCATCTTGCTTTGCGGAACAACCAAGCCGAATTGCGGAACAACCGCTCGGCGCGCTCCGAATTCAGTAGCGAGAAATTGAGCGTTGGTGCCTCGACCCGGGATCGAACCGGGACGCTCCGGCTAAGAAGCGGCGGATTTTAAGTCCAGCGAGAAGGTGAGGAAAAACAACTAGTTGGACGGAAAATTGTTCCGCAATTCAAGCGGATCAGGCCATTTTACTCAGAGGCGAAAAAGCGCCCGATTTGCGCTTTGCGGAACAGGTTTCGGGGCACTTGTGCGGCCAGCGGCCGCGCACGTATGCTTCAGCAACCGTGCGCCGCGTCCCCTACTCGCTTTACTTGCTGCCGGCCCGACCCGGCAAGAAGTCGCCGCACGTGAGCAACTGGCGGATGAATCCGGAGGAAGCGGCGGCGCTGGGCGCGCTGCGGCCAGTGGGCGAGCCCGAATGGCGCGAGATCCCCGAGACGCGGAGTTAGACCGCCGCGGGCTGCACCGCGGGAGCCCGGAAACCCTCCCTGACGGGCTTACCCTCCGGCCGCGCCGCCCCGGCGGCCGTTTTGCTTCAGTCCGGCGACTCCCGGGATTCCCCCGAGTAGCGACGCGCCACTGCTTTCAGTGAATCGGATATGGTTTGTCCTCCCGCCACGGCATGGCGGGTTTGCTGTCACACGCGTCACTGCGTTCCCGGCCGCCCCCGCGCGGCCGTCTCTTTTTCGTCCGTCAGGCTCTCGGCCAGCGTGTGCGGCAGGGGCAATAGCATGCGCTTCCCGCAGTGGTAACACGAGTAGAGCCCGCGAGAAGGGAAGAGCAATTTCATCCAGCCAGAGCGCCGCTCCCGCTTCAGTTCGGCGGCGGGGCACTTGCAACGCTTCAGGTGCACCATGATTCCCCAGTGATGAGTTGATCAGCGGCGCGCATCGTAGCGAAGGGTAGCTGACCGCCTGCCTACTTGGAGCGGGTCGCTGATCGGCCGGCACGAAAGTGCTTGGAGGCCCTGGCTAGAGTTCCGTGGAAGTTGGCCCCACGGTTCCTGTCGCGAATCCGGCCGACTCGGCATGATTCACCCCATCCCGGAGTCTGCCAAGCCTTTCCTCTACTGACCGGGATCTTCACGCGGGCGCCTGTGCGGCCGCTCTTCTTTTCTGACCGCGCCAGACGGCTGGCTATGCCCGCCGTAGATTCAATGCCCCCAACGGTACAGTAAGGTACCTTTCCGCCCACCAACCTCCCCGACGCTCCCCGTGAACAAAGAGGCGCTTGCAGAATGGCAGAAGGTTCACTCGGAGCTTCTGCAGAAGGAGCGCGAGATAGCGCAGCTAGCGATCTTGCTAGCCAGGGGAGCGGTATCGGACCGCCACATGGACCGGGCGCACCTTGAAATAGCCGTACTTCGGGAGCGCGCCGAAACGCTGTTTCGCGCCGCGTTCCACACGAAGAGCTAGTTTCGCGTGCTTGCCATCCCTGCCCCTATGCTCGCCACCGAAGGCGGGAAGCCTTTCACCGACCCGGACTGGGTCTTCGAGATCAAGTACGACGGCTACCGTTGTCTGGCCCGCGCCGGCGGCGGCCAGCCGGTGGAGCTCCGCACGAAGAGCGGCGTGGACTGCACGAGGTGGTTCCCCGAGGTGGCCATGCTGCTGGAGAAGCTGCCGGGCGGGCCGCACGTGATCGACGGCGAGGCGTGCGTGCTGGACGACATCGGCCGCTCCGACTTCGAGTGCCTGCAGCAGCGGGCGCGCCGGCGGCGATGGTACGCCGGCTGCGATCCCGTCACCTTCTGCGCGTTCGACCTGCTGTACCTGGACGGGCGCAGCGTAATGGCGCGGCCGCTCCTGGAGCGCAAGGCGATGCAGCAGCAGCTGCTGGCGCCGCTGAAGGGCTTGCTGGTGATCGTCGGCGAGCTGCCGGCCGAGGCGGCCTTCTTCGACCAGGCGGTGATCGGGGCGAAGCTGGAGGGGTTCGTTGCGAAGCGCCGCGACAGCATCTACACGCCCGGCGTGCGCTCGCGCGACTGGCTGAAGATCAAAAGGCCGGGGTGGCAAGAAGGACGAACCTGGCGGAAGTGAACACTGCGAACCGAGGACCAGCCATGACCATGCGCACCTACCGCTACTTCAGCTGCCCGGTAGGGCACGAGGGCGTCGAGCGCACCAGCGAAAACGACCAGCCCTACTCGAAGCCGTGGGAGACCGTGGAGGTAACCGGCATGCGAGAAACGGGGAAAGATGTGCACGGTAACCCGGTCTACGTGTGCACCATCTGCGGCGCCCCGATGACGGTGAACAAGCGGGACTGACAGTGGCAGGATGTCGCGCCGCGGATGTGACGCCCAACAGTGAACGCACGTGGCCACCCACTGCAGCATGCACCATGTCTTGCCGCTTCTGCTGGATCGCCCTGCGCTTGCGCCTGAAACCCTCGCGCGAGCGCCTGCTCTGGCGGGCCCGGCAGGTGCTGCGCGCTCGGCTCCAGCCCCCGCGGTGAGCCGCTAGGGCCGGCGCTGGTCGTCCTCGTCAGGCTGGCGCTCCAGCGGCAGGCCGTTCCAGCCGCGCCAAGCTCCGTAGATCGCGGCGCCGACAGCAATCAAGATCAGCTTGGCGATCAGGTAATCCGAGTAGTCCATTTCCGCTCCTCGTCGCTGCGCTGACGGATCACCATACACGCTGCAGGGCGCAGATCAAGTGCGGCAGCTATCGACGCCCGCGTCACTGCGGCCACTCTGCCGCTCGTCGGATTCAACAAAATTGTTGAATCTACATCCTCTCTCATTCCACATTTTTGTTTATCATTCTCCCATGTTCAACACCTGAGGAGGACGATGAAGCAAAGCGAGTTCAGGCGATGGCTCGCTACCCAAGGGGCGACATTCGAGGAGGGCACCAAGCACTTGAAGGTCTACCTGAACGGAAAGCAGACCACGCTGCCCCGCCACCCGAGCCATGAGATTGGCGAGGGGCTGCGACAGAGGATCCTGAAGC